GTTCTAATGTTTGTATAAGACGAAGGGGATAGTGGTAGGAAAAAAGCTGGATAGGTAGCCTTCCAAGACCGTTGCCGGAGCACGGCACTTTTTTTCAAGGGTTTTGATAGGGGGGGATAGGAATAGATAATGTTGGTTATGGTTTTAATTCGAGCTGGTGAAGGTGATACGCAGGATGTCTATATTGCCAGGGGCCGGAATGAGTTGCGGCAGAGAATCACAGATATAGTTGAGGAGGATGATATGTGGTTTTGTGAAGGTGAGAAAGATTCTTTGTTTGCTATGCTAGATAAACACGAAAATTGGGGCGTTGGCCGCTATATTCTAAAAAATATCGAGCCGCATTGGGAACAGTGGACCTTGATAATTGAAGATGTCTAAAAGGTAGGTAGTATGGGAAAACGCGGACCAAAGAAGACGGCGACACCAATATTGAAGACACGGGGTTCGTGGTTGGCTAAGCTGCGCAAGGATATTGAGATGGCGGACTACAAGCCCTCTTGCCCACGGTGGCTGAGCGAAGAAGCTAAGAAGTATTGGCATCAAATCGTGCCTGAGTTAGAGAAAACGGGCATTTTGGCAAAAGTTGACGCTGATTTACTGGCTATGTTGTGTAAGGCGAAGGCTGATTTCATCGAGGCGGACAAACATTGCCAAAGCGTGATAGTTAAAACGAGCAAAGGCAACATCATACAGAATCCGATACTCTCTGCCCGCAACAAGGCTGAAGACTACTATATCAAGCTTGCGGCCCTATTTGGCATGGGATCGGCCAATAGGGCGGGCATGGGTGGCGTCCAGCGGCCAAAGGCGGGTGATTCTAAGGCCCGGTTCTTCCAGAAGGGTAGGGAAGGGGCATGAAAACGGCCAGTAAAACACGTCAGAAGGCCCCCCAGGAGACATCAGGGGTACGGATATACTGTTCCTATACTGATCTTCGTCCCACGGCGGCCCTGCGGCCAAATCCGGCGAATCCCAACGGCCACCCGGAGGCGCAGCATGCCGGACACTTTATGATTTGCAGAAGGAGCCGAAATGAAAACACATAGAGACTGTACGTTTGTTGAAGTCGGCCCTAATGAAGCTCTGTACCGAATCCAAGCAATTATGAAATTACGAAACGATAAACGGTATCGAGCGGGACTTCTACAAGCATTAGTATCGTTAGAAATTATCACTCAAAAACATTGGATTGAACTCATGAATATCTATTGTAAACCAGAAAAGAAGAGAAAGAGTTGAAATGATAACGAAATGCCCGAAGTGCGGTTATGAATGGGCAAACAGATGACAAAAAAACTTATGCAATTCATAATGCAAAATCTTTTGCGCGAATTACACAAAAAGCGTAATAGAGAGGTACGGATTCGCTATACTGATATGTCGGACCCGCCAATTTATTCAGTAGAAGATAATGATTTATTAATGTCTGCTGGTAGGGTCTTGATGATATTTATTCAGCTTGGCTATTTCAAAGAAGATGCTAAGTTTTTTATTTCCAGTTGGGGATACCAAAATAATGATGTAAAGGCCATTTGGATTGAAGCTACTGAAATGGCCAGGTTTCGTGCCCATTTGTCTCGAATTCCCCAAGATTATATAAAAACGTTTAAAGAGGATTGTAAATTGATATTCAAGTATTGTAAGTAAGAAACCATAAGGCCGAGCGAATCCGCAAGGAATGAGATAAAATAGTAAAGGAAGAATGAATATGGATATTTATGTAGTGATCAACGAGGACCGGCATATTGGTGTAGAAGTGCGACTTTATAACTCGATTGAGGCCGCTCTTGCCGATGCAAAAGACATTGTGGAAAGTTGCAATAGTGGCGAAGATGATATTGAAGAACAGGGCGTGGATGACCAAACACCCTACAATATGACTTATTCTTGCGAGGGGGACGCTGTTCGTGTCGAGAAACTTCCCGTCAGGGATAAGTTTAATGCTGAGGAATGAGGCATGAAATATGAGCAAGAAGATTTGCCCGATAATGAGTCGTATAGAAGTATTTGAGTATAGTAGCGAACCTCACTGGGTTGATTGCCAAGAGGAAAGATGTGCCTTTTGGTTGATTGTAGAGCAGAAGGATACCGACAAAAAAGGCATGGGGTGTGCATTGACATTAACAGCAACTTTTACGGCAATCAACGCAATGAAGCACGGAACATGAACCAATACCCCGTACACAAAGAAGGCGACATAGAATGGAGTTGTGTTGATGCGAGTGAGGTTATGACTCTAACTCCGCCGCCTGAACCTGCCCCGAAGTTAATAGGTTCTATTCGTGGCAGTGTAAGCGGCCCTCGTTGGGCCGATTTGGAAGGTGCTTTGAAGGAATTGGAATGGTTTGAGAAAGACTTGAAGGTGCGGACGGTGGTACGGCGGGGCTGGATAAGAGAAATAGTATTATTTGAACTCAAAGGTCCAGTAATAAAAATACGGCAGGCGCAAGCAGCTATTGATGATATGATTTCAAATTGGAATACGGATTAACTGAATGAGCATGGACGGCGAAAAATTAGTTAATCATCAAAAAAAAGACTTGACAAGTTCGGATAAATCTGACATTATCTGGGCCAAGTTGAAAACTAAGGCGTCAAATATGGGCTTTGGTACACTGAATTGCGTTATGCGGATATGCGATGGGCAGGTTGTAGAGGTGCGTTACCGGCCCAGCGAGATAGAGGAGTGTTTGCGGGCATGAAAGCAGAAGTGGCAATTGTCTATTTGGGCGATGTTCAATGTCAGACAAGTATCATAGACTTGGCTGGAAGGAAAAAATATGTGCGAGTTGTGGTGGGGCCAGCTAAGTTTTCAGGGGCCTTTTTCGGCGAGAACACAAGAAAGCATCTTGGTAAATGTCATTACCAACTATCAGAGCGCAAAGATATAGCAGAACTTACTCTAATCAATGACGAGAAATTGCGTACTTTGATCGGCAGATTTGGACGAATGAATTTAGTGTTTAATTAGCATGAAGCGTAGAGACTTCCTAAAATCCGTTTCGGCTGTTCTTGCGGGCGCTCCGCTATCGGGTTTACTGCCGAAGGCGGTTGCTACAGACGGGGCGGTTAGTTGCAAGTCTAAGTCTGGATCAATATATTTACGTTTAACCTATAAATCTATGCAAACGTCTGGGGATGTATTCTGTACGATTTGGGGAGAGGCTTCCGATGGGACCAAAACAAGAATGAGTAATTTCATTTTTACTCTTGAGCCTTTTGTTAAAGGAGAATCCAATAGGGTTGTTGCAATTATAGACGACCCAAGTTAAGCGATAACTGAATAACGAATTCGGACTGACCGACAACGGAGGTTCGAGTGATTTGTGACTGGGCTATAAGGCCCGGACAGATTACTTGAGCCTCCGTTTTTTTATTAGGAGAAAAAACATGGCACTGACAGCAAATTTTGCACTGAACATGACCTTGACTTATACCAAGACGACCGACTTGGGGACAGTTCCCTATACGTTGAATCTTGGCAGGGGCAAGACGTTCACGAACGGCACTGGGGCAAACAAGGCGCAGGTATTGTTTGATGACCAGCGGACATTAGCAGATGGCGCAAATGAGACGATTGATTTGCACGATGGCACACTGACGGACGCTCTCGGTGTGGCCGTCACGATAGACATTCTCCGCGCCTTGTATATCAAGAACGGCTCGGCTGATGCAAGTCTGCTTATCGGTGGCGCGGCGGGTACGCAATTGGGGCTGTTCAATGATGTGACTGACATTCTAAAGCTTCCGCCCGGTGGAGAGTTTTTGTATATCGCCCCGGATGCGACAGGTCTTAACGTAGAGACGAACGCCGATCTGAAGTTGGCCCATGATGGCACGGGCACAAGTACGCTGACCTATGATATTATTGCCGTCGGAGAGGACTAAAAATGGCGGTCACCCATAGTCGTGAGGTTGTTGAATTGATGCGCCAGCACGGTGTTAAATTACCCGACAATATTGTGCGTATTGTCATTGATGTGCGCATTGATTCGGCCGTAACGGTCTATTATGAAACCTTTGCAGACAAACCGCTATTAGATGCCGTGTTTTCTGTGCCAGATTTGAAAGTGGTTCATGCAAGCAGTCCTAAATAAACCGAAAGTTGCTAAAACATGGCGTAAACTGCTGTGCAGCCTGTCGGGATACGACCCGTTTGCGCAGGCCGGTGACTGCTGGTTCGATGCTGAGGCAGCCCAATACTACATCGACTTCATCGAGCAATGCTGCACGCACATCGAGGGTGCTCTGGCCGGCAAGCCGTTTCTTATGGAAGCATGGGAGAAGGCCATTGTCGGGAATCTTTTCGGATGGTATAGACTCGATTTCCTCAATCGGACGGTGCGGCGATACCGCAAGGCATTTATTTACGTTGCTCGGAAGAATGGGAAAAGTCCCCTTTCGGCGGCTATTCATAATGCCGTATTCTTTTTGGATAATGAAGCCGGGCAAATCAATAATATCGCCGCTGCCTCAAGAGACCAGGCAACTAAGCTTTATCGGCATATCTCCGGCATGATTCGGGCCGAACCTGAAATGGATTCTCGCTGCCATATCTACCAGACTACGCGGAGCATTACCAAGCCCGACAATTCAGTGACGAAGGTAATTCCGGGCGATGATAATACGGCCCACGGTGACAACCAGCACTTAGGAATGGTCGATGAGCTTCATGCCCAGCCTGATAGGAAGCTCGTTGACGCTATGGTTACGGCTATGGCGTCAGCAAATCGCATCCAGCCCTTGATGATATTCACGACTACCGCAGATTTTGACCGGCCGTCTATTTGCAATGAAGAGTATGACTACGCCTGTAAGGTCCGCGATGGCGTGATTGACGACCCGTCCTATCTGCCTGTGATTTATGAAGCGCAACCCACTGATGACTGGACCGATGAGAAAACTTGGTACAAAGCAAATCCGAATTTAGGTGTGAGCGTATCTCTTGATTATCTCCGTGATGAATGTAAGCGGGCGCAGGAAATACCGGCCTATGAGAACACTTTCAAACGATTACATCTTAACCTTCGCACGGAGCAGGACGTTCGCTGGTTGACGTTGGATGTTTGGGACGCTTGCGGGACGGGGCCTTATGAACCTGCTGGCGTACCTGAAACTGTCTTAAAAGGCCAAGCGTGCTATGCTGGTTTTGACCTATCAAGTAATACTGATGTGGCAGGTTATGTACTTCTTTTCCCGCCTCTCAAAGGAGGATATTGGTGGGTTGTCCCACGACTGTTCATTCCTAAAGATAATGCCATTAAGCGAGAGCGCCGGGACAAAGTGCCGTATTTTGCATGGGCAAAAGATGGATATATCACGATGACGCCCGGGAACGTCGTGGATTACTCGATAATCAAAGCTAAATTCGAGCAAGACCGCAAGGATTTCAATATAAGAGAGGCCGCTTTTGACAGGTGGAACTTTGAAGCCCTGCGTCAGCAGTTCATTGCAGAGGGTATGAGCAATGAATTCTTTGTGGCGTTCGGCCAGGGCTTTGCCTCGATGAGTGCCCCGACGAAGGAGCTTGAGAAATTACTGTTGGCCCGCGAGCTTTCTCATGGCGGCCATCCCGTTCTGCGATGGATGGCGTCGAATGTGGCGGTTGAAAGTGACGCTGCTGGCAATGTCAAGCCCTCAAAGAAGCGAAGCCCGGAGAAAATTGACGGCATTGTGATGCTGATTATGGCTTTGGGGCGGGCTTTGGTATCGGCGGGGCCGAAAGTCAGTATCTATGAGAGTCGGGGACTGAGGGTATTGGGCGAAAGGTAAGGGATAATGAATAAAGGCTATAATCCTGGGCAGACATTTTGGCGAACCTATCCTGATGGATGTCGCTTCCTTGTTGTATTGCTTTCTAAGGAACCCGATTCACCCTGGGTCTGTGCTGAATTTCAAAAATGTGGTGCCAATAAATTGCTCGGAGCGCAGGTGGTGAAATATGACGAATCGGAGTTGAGCGCATTTGAGAGCCGGGGACTGACGGTGCTGGGGGGCAACAACTAAAAACTAATGAAGCTTATCTCATCCATCCTGAATAAGTTTGGCTACCAGAAGCGTTCGGGTATGGCTAATCCGGCGCAATGGTTCATTGATTGGGCGACGGGCGGCACACAGACCTCATCCGGCGTCAGTATCAATGAGAGTTCCGCCTTGAAATACACGCCCTTTTGGGCGGCGGTGCGTATCATATCCGGCACAGTAGCCTCTTTGCCCTTCAAAGTCTATCGGCGATTAGAGAATGGCGGCAAACAGCCCGAACAAGATCACGCGGCCTACAAACTTCTCCATGGTAGGCCGAACGAATACATGGACGCTCTGACGTTCATCGAGACGCGGCAGGCTCATGTCCTAACCTACGGTAATGGCTTCGCAGAAATTCAGCGGGATGGTTCCGGCAAGCCGATAGCCCTGTGGCCGCTTCTGCCCGATAGGACGGAACGCAAGATAAGTAAGGGTGGTGTGCTGTATTACGAGGTACGCAATCAGATGGGTGAGACGGCCTATCTGCCCGATTACAACGTCCTGCATATCAAAGGACTCGGTTTCGATGGTTATACAGGCTACAACGTCGTGGCCTACCACAAAGAAGCTATTGGCTACGGTATGGCTGCCAAACAATATGCCGCAACTTTTTTTGGAAACGATGCGACTCCCGGAGGCATTCTTGAGCATCCATCTAATCTGACGACTGAGGCGGCAGCCCGTCTTAGAAAATCGTGGGATGATAATCAAGGTGGACTGACAAACAAGCACAGAATTGCCATTTTGGAAGAGGGCATGAAGTGGACGAAGATGGGTGTTGATCCTGAGCAGGCCCAGGCTTTGGAGACTCAGAAATATACCGTCGATGACTGCTCAAGAATCTTCCAAATTCCCCCCCATAAGCTCGGCAGCATGGAGCGGGCAACCTTCAGTAACATCGAGGAGCAAAATATCGAGTTCGTGACAATGACGATGTTGTATTGGTTCCGTAAGTGGGAGGAGGAAGTCAACTATAAGCTTCTCATGCCGAGCGAGCAGTCAACGATGTTCTGTGAGATTTTGGCCGATGCTCTATTGCGCGGCAATACTCTGAACCGTTACGGCGCCTATAACATCGGACGCAATGCAGGCTTCCTATCCGTCAACGATATTCGGCAGTTGGAGAATATGAATCCCATAGGGCCGGAGGGTGATATTTATCTTGAGCCTTTGAATATGAAGCCTGCCGGGACTGAAACGCCAGCGCCAGCGGCTACGAAGTGGGATGGAGGCAGAGTGAGGCTGGCTCATCGTGACATGATAGTGATAGCCTTCAATCGGGTTATCCAAAAAGTTCTCAATGCTAAAAAAACCAAGAACGGTTTTTATGACGAATCGCGCCGGTGGGCGGCAGACATACTCTTTGAGCCTGCGAACGCCTTTGCCCTACTGAATGGTGTTGAGACGCCAAAGGCCACCGAAAGATTAACACAAGTCTTGAACGAAGAAATCAATGAAGCTCGCAGCCTGAAATTAGGTGACGCCGATAGGCTCGCCGATAGGCTTATGCGAGAGATAGGAGGCAATAATGCCTGCTGAAAATGAACAGAAACCAGAAGTTATAGAATCTCGTCCATTCCCTAATGAACATTCCTGCCGGCTGCGTGAACCTGGTGACTTCAAGGACGGTTCTTTTCGCCGGACGGAACGGAACCATAACAGCAAGAAATATAGCGTCATCATGGGCAAACTCAAGGGTGAAGATTCCATGACAGAGCAGGCATATCGCTACAAGAAAGATACATGGGACGCCGACGATGCGCGGGCGCACTGTAAATCCCATGACGGGAGTTTTGAAGCAGCGTCAGAAAGCAAGTCCGAGGAACCCAAAGACATAGAGCGCCGGACGATGATAGTTGCCGATGCGGAGATGCGCGTGGCGGAGGGTGAGCAGCGCAAACTCACGGGCTACGCAGCCAAGTACGGAAAACAGACTGATTTGGGATTCTTCAAAGAGAAGATCGCCTCCGGGGCTTTTGATGAGGCCCTGAAAAACAGCGATGCCCGAGCGCTCAAGAACCACGACCCTAATCTTTTACTGGGCCGCGAGAGCAGCGGAACATTGAGGCTTGAGGCTAACAGTATCGGCTTGAAGTTCGAGCTTGATGTGCCCGACACGACGACGGGCAGGGATACCCTTGAAGAAGTCCGAAGGGGTGACTTAGATGGTTGCAGTTTCGCCTTCACGGTGGCTGAGGATGAATGGAAACATACCGAAGGCGAGCCTTCCGAAAGGACTATTAAGAAAATCGGGCAATTGTTTGACATAGCACCATGTACCTATCCGGCCTATCAGGATACGAGCGTGGCTGCACGTTCATTGCAGGCGCACCCGCCAGAACCGGACATAACAGAAGAAAAGAAAGAGCAGCACATTAGCGAGGCTGAGCAGTGCGAGTTTGATCGCCGCTATCGTAAGGCTAAAAGAATTATTGCACGCTACAAATCAGACAAGTCCTGATTGTTGCGCCGGGCCGATGTTCCGGCAAAGTGCTTGTAAGGGATAATAAGAACTAACAAACGAGCAAAAAAGAGATGGGCATAGGCGGAGCCATGACCGCCGAGATGCCGTAATCATCGCAGCCTATTACGGGGGCGCGTTGGGCAACCTTCGCGTCCCTTCTTTTTTGCGCAGGTAACTAAGGAGTACGAAACAATGACAGTTTTAGAATTAAGAGAACAGGCGGCTCTCAAAGGTGAAGAAGCTGCCAAGATAACGGAGAAAGTCAGGCAGGAAGGTCGAACGATGACTACCGATGAGACGAGGACTTTCACGGACCTGATGGATGAGGCTGAGAAGCTGGATGCAGAAGCCGACAAACAACAGCGGCTTGAGAAGTTCCAGGCCAAACAGTCTGAGCCTGCTAAGAGGGCGACTCCGCTGGAATTGGCTGACGGTGCGAAGATTAGGACCGTTGGTCCGAAGTTTCGCCGCTACGGCCAACTTCGTGCCTTCAAGGGGCCTGATGCTGATAAGAACGCCTATGAGACGGGTCGCTTCCTGATGGCCACGATACTTGAGAACGCGGAATCGAGGCAATGGTGTCACGAACACGGTATTGAAATCCGCGTCCAGACGGAAGGTATCAATACGGCCGGTGGCTACCTTGTCCCCGATACGATGGAGCGGGCGATTATCAACCTTCGAGAGCAGTATGGCATGTTCCGTGCCAATGCCCGCGTCGTGCCGATGAGCAGTGACCATTCGATTATTCCCAGGCGCACGGGCGGGGTAACGGCCTACTTCGTCGGGGAAACGACTGCGACAACTGAATCGGATATGTCGTGGAGCCAGGTCGAGTTGACGGCCAAAGAGCTTGCAGCCCTTACCAGGATTAGCGCCAGCGTTTCCGAGGATGCCATCGTCAACATTGCGGACATCATCGTGGACGAGATGGCCTGGGCCTTTGCCAAAAAGGAGGACGAATGCGGTCTCGACGGCGATGGCACGTCCACCTATGGCGGCATGGTGGGTATCCGAACGAGATTTGTTGATGGTACTCATACGGCCGGCCAGGATGCCGGTACGACCCCCTGTACGGCGTGGTCACATATCACAATGGTGGACGAAATCACTGAGATTATGAGCAAACTGCCAAGCTACGCGATAGCGAGAGCCAAATGGTATATCCACCCGTCAGGTAAGGCGGGAATGTTGGATTCTCTTGCGCTGCAAGCTGGTGGTAATACGACCCGTGATATTGCTGCAGGCGCTCAGCCGATGTTCGGGGGTTATCCTATAGTGGTTTCCTCCGCTATGCCCAAGGCCCCGACGAACGCGACTGTGTATGTTCTGTTCGGCGATCTTTCCATGTCCACGACCTTCGGTGACAGGCTGGGCATTACCATCGCCAAGACAAGCGACCGGTACTTTGAGTATCGGCAGATTGGTATCTTGGCAAGTGAGAGATTCTGCATCGTCAACCATGATCTTGGTGACAATACGGATGCCGGCCCGATCATCGCTGGTGTTGGCACTACCTAAGAGCAAATAAGGAATGTTCTCCGTAGATTATGGGGAACGATATTAAGGAGTTTACAGATGATAAACGCGACACAAACCAAAACCATTTTGCTGCCTCCGATTGTTTCGACGGCGGCCATGACGCAGTGTATGTCGTTTGACCGTTCTGGTTTCGATTATTGCGTCATCGACGTAATAGGCGGGACCAACGTGACGACTACGCAGGTCTTCTCGACTATCGTAGTGAGCGAAAGTGATACTATCACTTCGCCGACGAGCATGACGGCTATCGTCGAACTCAGCGGCAGTACGGCTACGAGTACGACCTATGGATTTGCGATACCCATACTTGCAGCGACGTCAATCGGTTCGGTCATTACTTTGCAGTTTGACCTCAAGGGCCGAAAGAAATACATCGGCCTGACCCTTACGGCATCGGCTGCTGGCGGCTCCGCCGTTATCGGGGCGATTGCAAAGCTCTCCAGACCGGAGCTTTCGCCTGACACGGCAGCCTTGAAAGACGGTATCAATATCTATGATACCGCTGTTTCGGGCTGTATAAAACTTGTGACGGCATAAAGAACCTTGTTCATCAGGCTGGGGGCTTCGGCCTCCGGCCTGGTGAACGTAGATTGATGAACAAGGAACAATAATGGATAGATTGAAGCTCAATCTTGGTGCAGGTAATCTTGAATTGCCAGGGTACGTCAACATCGACCGAAAGACAGGTCAGGAAGCATACCCATTGAGCTACACAGATGGCTCGGTAGATGAAATACGCGCATCGCATATCCTTGAGCATTTTGGATTGCGAGAAGCTCCCGTGGTGCTTCAGCATTGGGTAAGCAAACTGCGTCCGGGTGGTATTCTGAAAGTAGCCGTACCGGATTTTGCAAAGATATGCGATGTATATAAGAACGGCGGGGACAATACAGCGGGTTATCTTTGTGGTGGTCAGATTGACGAGAATGACTATCACAAGAGCATTTTCGACCGCATTTCACTGACGAGAATGCTTGAAGGGGCAGGGCTGTGTGATATTCAACATTGGGACAGTGAAATAAAAGACTGTGCGAGCCTACCGGTCAGCCTTAACTTGCAAGGTGCTAAATTTTGCCAAAGCCCTGAATTGGAAAAGATACTTAAAGGCTTTAGCGCACGGCGAAAAAATAAATATTCCCAATATGGTGAGGATGGAATTACCGAGGCGATATTCGAGCGGATAGGGACAAAGAACCGCTGGTGTCTTGAGGTGGGTGCCTCAGATGGGATGTTATTCTCTAATTCCCGTCAATTTGTCGAGCAGGGATGGAATGCGATTCTGATTGAGTCAGAAAAGCTGGCCTATGATAGACTTGTAGAGAACTGCAAGAATTTTCCGAATGCCAAACCGATATTTGGAAAAATCGGCAGGGATTTTTCTTTGGATGATATTCTTAGCCGATGCGGCGCGCCTAAAGACATTGATCTTCTCATTATCGACATCGACGGGCAGGATTATCACGTTTGGAATGCGATGATGAATTACCATCCGAGGGTCATGATAGTGGAGTACAATCCCGCCGCCGAATCAGAATATATCCCGCTACTCGGTGGAAGTACTAAGGAAGGGCTTGACCAAGCCGGCAGGGCCGCGATTACTCGTCTCGGCAGTTCTAAAGGATACCGCGCGTGCATAGAGACGCCTACCAACATTATTCTACTGCATCAGGACAATTTTGAGATTGAGGCGAATGGGAAGCCGGAAGCCTCGAACACAAAAACGGTAAGTGCCAAGATAACGGCTGTTATGTCAGCCCCGCGATTGGGATTTACGAACAATCTGATGATAGCCTCAAAAGTTCTTGTTCCTCTTGGTGTTGATTTAGAGGTTGGATATGGCGTTTTCTGGGGCCAGATATTGAGCAGGATAATAGAGCGGCTTGTAGATAAGGGCATCGAATGGATAGTTGTCCTTGACTATGACAGCTATTACCTCAAGGAGCATTTCCTTACTATGTGCCGGCTTATGGCGGAGTACCCGGACGCCGACGCCATCATGCCTATTCAGGTCAAGCGGGAGGAAAATACTATTCTGGCCGGCGTGAAGGATGTAAGCAAGGCTAATCGTGAATACGATGCGAACACGGACTTGATAGAGGTTGATACGGGTCATTTTGGTTTGACGTTCCTCAGGGCGTCCTCATTCGCCAAACTGAAAAAGCCGTGGTTTCTCGGTGTGCCCAACGAGAAAAAAGAATGGGGCGAGGGACGATTAGATGAGGACATCTATTTCTGGAAGAACTGGCGAGAGAGCGGATTGAAATTATATCTCACGCCGCGAGTCTCTATCGGTCACATGCAACTTATGGTGACGTGGCCGGGTACTCTGGAAAAAGGTTCTGTACCATATCATCAGTATTTGAACGATTGCGACCAAAACGGCATACCCGAATGGTGTAAAGTGCCTAACGACCTTATACCCAAACAGATTAAATAATAAGGAGAATATATGGCTGACAAATACATTTACGTAAAGCTGATCAAGGAATGGGGTGGCTTTCGGGTCGGCGATGTTGTTCGGTTTGGTTGGAATAAGGGCATGGGCCGAATCGAGAAAAAAGAGGGCATCGAAGTAAAGAAACAACATGCGGTGAATGATCCCCCCGAACCCAAAATTGAGAAACCGCTATCAGTTGCGGAACTGAAGATCGAGGCCAAGCCGGTCATCGAGACGGCTACGGCGGAACCGGCTGAGCAACCCAGGACGGAGACGGCTGAGGTGACGCCGAGACGTAGAGGCCGTCCGTCAATGAAAAATAGTGATTAACAGAATGTTCATTTAGATGAACACATATAAGGAGACATAAACATGGCAAGACGAAAGAAAACAGGTATCGAAACAGTGGGCGTGAAGGGCTTCTTCAGACTTCAGGTCGTGGACAAGAAAACCCGAAAGATTGTCGGGGACACCGGCTATTTCCAGAACCAGATTACCAACTATGGTCTGAATAGCTGTATCGTGGCCCTGCCTTTGAAGTGCGCCAACTCCATTCAGGCTTCGGGCATGATGCTGGGTTCTGGCACGAATCCCGCCAGTGACGCGACGGCCCTGCCTCTGTCGAATACTAATTATTGGAGTTCATTCGGCCAATCGACAGTCATAGCCAGCCTCACAGCAAGGGCTACGCAGAGCTTCGATGGTACGCTGGGTGCGGCTACTCTGGCGAATATCGGTATCTTCGCCGCCTCGTCAGGGACAATCCTTGCCGGCAAGACGTTTGCAAGCTCGGCGATAACTACTGACCAGGATGTCAATGCCACTTACGAGCTCCGCTACAGCACGAGTTAGAATATAAAATATATTTAAGTCTTGACTCGTTGCAATACAGTTGTTATGCTCAAGAGAAAAAACTTTGAAAGGGCATGACAATGAAAGAGCAAAAGCGATGTGCAGACTGTGGTAAGGTGATTGATTACAGGTCGATGCGATGTAGAACTTGCGCTGCGAAACTTGGAACTGCAAAAGTCAGGAAAGCTATTACTGGCCGAGAGAAGATACCGCAACTTTACAAGAAAGGATTATCGACGGTTGCTATAGCAAAACAAGTTGGTCTTAGTAAGGGTGCGGTTCATTCTATACTTCGGGTTCGTGGAGTTCAAATGCGCAGTTACTCCGAAGGGATAAAAGCTATGTATCCCGAAGGCCGGAAAGGCAAATTAGCGGCCAACTGGAAAGGCGGTCGGGTTCTTGTAACAAAAGAAAGAAAATATGAAAACGGTGTTCTAAAAATCGCAAAAAGTGATATGCGCCAAACATCTCGCAAGGGTGAATTAGGTGGAAATTGGAAAGGTGGAAGGCGGAAATTGGGACAAGGATATATCTATATCTTCTATCCCGATCATCTTAATGCGACAAAGGAAGGTTACATCATGGAGCACCGTCTTGTTATGGAGAAGCATCTTGGCCGGATTCTCGATAAGAAAGAAGTCGTGCATCATTTGAACGGTGTCAAGGATGACAATCGAATTGAAAATTTAGAGGTAACAAGTTTGGGTCGGCATGTAGCAATGCACTTCGATGCTTTCCAAGAGTTACAAAAAGTCAAGTCCGAGCTTCAAAAGTACAAAGACCGTTTTGGAGAGATTGCCTGATGGACATTGCTGAAATCAAGCGCGAGGCTCGGTACAAAATCGAATCCATGATGGGGCTGTTTGATTTTGTGGAGGATTCTATTAAGCAACTTCAGGATGAGAAACAGGCTAAGGTGGATATCATCGTTGCCCTGCGAGATTTGCTTATTGGCATACGCCAGCAATTGAGGAAGAAAGGCGAATATGAACTTGCTGACTTTATCAGAGACGCTTTGAAAGAATTAGGAGTGACTATTGAAGACGAGAAAAGTGAATAGCAAGCTCTTTAAGAAGAAACAAATGACCAAAAGCAAAAAAACAGAACCGATTAAGGTTCTCAATATTGGTTGCGGCCATGCGCCTGTTCCGCTTCCGGGCGTAAAGGAGGTACGTTTAGATGCCGACCCAAAGGTGAAGCCGGATATTGTCTTGGATATTCGCAAGTTAAAGACCTTGCCCAAACATTCCTATGAAGGCGTATGGTGCAGTCACGTATTGGAGCATTTCTATGAGCACGAATTGCCCATGATACTTGACGGCATACGGCACGTTCTCAAGGCGGATGGAGTCCTGTTCGCTATGGTTCCTGATTTAAGGGCCATTTTCATCGAGACCATACAAAGAAATCTTGGCATAAATGATGTTCTCTATGTATCAGGTATGGGGCCAGTTCGAGCGCGTGACGTTCTATATGGATTTCAGCCTGAAGTAGCAACCGGAAATATCTTCTATTCGCATAAAACAGGATTCGATGCCAAGATTTTTCGGAAAACTTTAGAGATGGCTGGTTTTCAGAAAGTGTTTATTGGAGAAGAAAATCTGCAAATCAATGCCATCGCCTGTCGTTCGAAATTACCCAAATGGGCCAGTCAATTTGTGAAGGCAAAATGAAGAAGAAAATAAATTACAGGCTCTTTGAAAAGGCCAAAGCTATCCGTCTCGATGTAGCGTGTGGTCCGTCTAAACAAAAAGGTTACTTAGGCATGGACATTGTGCCCGGTCCGAACGTTGATATTGTCCATGATATTCAGAAATTTCCGTGGCCTGTGCCGGATAACGTCTGTGCTTCAATCCTGATGAGCCATATCTTCGAGCATATTGAGCCGAAGTACAGGTTCCAAGTCATGGACGAGTGCTGGCGGATTATCCGGCATGATGGGCAGCTTTTGATAGCCTGTCCCTATGCGAATAGTTTCTTGGAATCTGCGCATCCGGCGCATTATATGTGCCCGAATGAGGCGTCGTTTCAATTCTTCGATCCTGATTATCATCTATGGCACGCATCGGGCTATCAAAAGCCTTTGGCGTGGAAGATTATCCGTTGTGCCTATGCTATGAACGGGACGATTGAGATTATCATGGAGCCTCGCAAAAAGAAAGACGGCAAGCCTGAGCCATTGCCGGAGAAGCCCGTGATTATGGGTTCGGTACAGATTCTTGAGCGCAAAGAAGTTGAAGATGTTCATGTGATATGGCCTGAGAAAAAAAGAAAAGAGAAACATGGCAGGATTCGGTGACACAACCAGAATCGGTGACGCGGCGAAAGTGGCGATTGTCGATAAGTCCAAGCGGGAATGTGGCGTGAATGAATACCTTTTGAACGATGACGATTTGGCGAAGCTTCATAGGGGCGTAAGCATCCATTTGATTCTTGAGGACGAATACCAGCTATGGCTAAAGCATGCATAGAGGAAACGACGACCATTATCAAGAGCGGTAAGGACGGCAACCCGCGCTGTAGGCTTCTTATCGTAACGCCGACGCTGGGGATTATCCGCATGGAGTGGGCAATGGCCCGGTATGGTCAGGCGATTCCCTGTAACTGGTCGTCATCCTCGGCCTCGCTGGGAATAAATGCCTGTGTGCCCATGCACTATCTTGTAGCCGATGCGCAGAATTTAGGCTGCGAGGACTGTATAGCAAAGAACTTTGAATGGCTCTTGCTTTGGGAGGATGATACCGTTCCACCCTATGATGCGCTGCTCCAGTTGAACAAGTATATATGCTCCGAGGAGATTCCGGTTGTCTCCGGTCTCTATTTTACAAAAGGAAACTTCTCGGAGCCGATTATCTATCGGGGGCAAGGCAATGGGCCTTTCACGAATTTCAAAATAGGTGATAAGGTCTGGGCGGACGGTGTTCCTACGGGCTTCCTCTTGATACATTCGAAAGTGATTAAACTCATGTGGGACGAGAGCGAGTCTTATCAGACTTTGGGCGGAAGGACGACAAGAAAGATATTCGAGACACCGGCTAAGATTACCTACCATGAGGATACCAAAAGTTATTCGTCTGGCATGGGTACAAGTGACTTATATTGGTGTGCTCGTGTGATACGTGAAAAGGTTCTGACGAGGGCAGGTTGGCCGAAGATAGGCCGCAAGAAATATCCATTCCTCTGCGATACGAAGATTTTCTGCAAACATTTGGACCTTTCGACGGGCCGCCAATACCCGCCGCCTTTCCATGAATCGAGAGAGTGGAAGCGAGAGAAAAGAGCACATGATAAGAAATATGAACAACTTGCAAAAAAAGAGCGGCGTGAACATGACTATTCTGAAAGCGATGAATAGATAAATCAATACCCGCCATAAGGAGAAAAACAATGGCGCTAACAAAAACAGTAACAAAAGTATGGCCTGTACAGAGCGGTGATGGAAGAACATATTCTCCGGGTATTCATCTGGTTTTACAGGATGATGGCGTGACGAAAATCGACCAGGACTTCACGGCGCTTTACGGCGGCGGAAGTCAACTTGCGCAAGTAAAAGCTACCGTGACGGCGGCGGCACAGGCCGCTATTGACAAGTACAAGGCTGAAAAGGCGTTGAATAATAATGCCGCTTATACAACGGCAGTAAGTGAAGTCGATACAGCTTTGGTTCTGTGAGGTGAAATATGGCTCTGACTAAAACAACGTCCATTGTCGAGATAGATGCGTGGGCGGCGATAACGGCAGCAACGGCCCGCGAGGGCGCTGCGCATGATGTTTCGGCCAGTTACAACAGTCTATTGTATATCGAAGTGGCTCTTGGCGAGGCTGTGGCTCATGCGGGATATACGGTCTTTGTGGAAGTGTCTTATGCTGACGATGACTGGGTGCAGTTAACTTCATTTTCCGGCACGATAGAAACGGCGGCGACAACAACTATCAATGACGCGGCGGCCAATGCCGGGGATACGACGATTACCTTGACGGACGCTGCGACGGGTGATTTCGATATGGTGGGGCGCAAATGGTTCATCCTCGAAGGCACGGTAGGTAACTCTGAATCCGTGCGAACCAAAAGCCAAGCGGCCAACGTCGTGACGCTCTTTCAAGACATGATGCGAAGTCATACGAACGGGGCGAATGTTTACGACCGTGTAGATGAATGGTGTATCGAGATTCCCTTCGCAGCCAGTCAGGTAAGAGTCCTGATAGACAATACCGACGCCGACTGTGACATCTATTCAACAACCAGAATCTCGAAAGTGACGGCATTGATATAAGATGGGACTGATTAGCCCTGCACATAATAAGCCGTGGTTAGGTGTGCCGATTAACTGGGGCGACCCTCTCGCTCGCGGTCTCGTCGGCTGCTGGCTGATGAACGAAGGGACGGGGGATAAAGTCTATGACCTGAGCGGGAATGGGAAGACGGGTAGTTTTGTGGGTAGTACAGGTTTTAAGTCTGCTCGGTTTGGCTCTGGAGTAGAATTTGATGGTACGGACAGTGTTATCAATTTAGGAACTATTCACAATTTTACAACTCAACCTTTTACTTATTCGTGCTGGGTAAATTTTGACACGCTTCAAGCAGGAACAAATCCTACAATTTTGTGGAAGGGTAATTGGGAAGACTGTGGATATTACTGGTGTGTTAATAAAGTCAGTAACCCAACACAGGCTCTTGTATTTTTTACAAATAATCAATTACTGACCCCCAAGGTTGTGAGTACAGCAACCGCTTCCAATATCATACAAGTTGGACAGTGGTACTTTTTAGTAGTAACTCGTGATGGTACTTCAGTCCGACTCTATGTTAATGGTGTCGATAAAACGGATACTGCTGGGTCACATATTGATCCAGGCACTGCTAGCGGAAAGTCTCTTATTTGTGGTGCTTACGAGTCTACATATAGCAATATAGATGGTAAGTTTGATCATCTAATGTGTTACAATCGTGCCCTCTCCGCCACTGAAGTCCAGCAGCTCTACATGGCGCCGTTTAGAATGTTTGAGCGACCGTCGATTGAATTTTATTCAGTTTTTGCCGGGGCTGCGGATTTAGATATTTATGCCTATGATACGGAATGACAAATGGCGTTAGCCTATAGGACAAAAGCTCAGGCCGCGTTAGGGAGCGGTGATCCGATCAACTGCGCGTTCACGACGACGACGGGCGATACGCTATTGGTCTGTTGTATTGTAGGCGCGACGACGACGAGTAGGACGGGCGGTGCGCCTACGTGGGGGGCAGGCGGGACGCCTTTTATTCAGGCTGGTACAACTCAGGCTGGCAGTGCAGAGTGTACGGCAGAACTTTGGTATCTTAAAAATCCTGCTATTAAAGCAGACAATATCGTCGTGCAGAATGACGGGACTTTAGAACTGCGCGTCGATGCCTGTGTGTTCACGGGCCAGAGTCCGAATCTTGACCAGGTAACGCAAACGGGCACAAGTGCAGCGCAGGCTACATTGACACTGAATAATGTCCCTGCCGGTTCGGTGGTGGTCGATGTCTTGGGTCATGGTCGATTGGCCGCACCTACGGAAGATGGGGATGGTACGGCACTCTACAACGACGATGAGGGGGCTTATTCGGCTAACTGCGGCTATTCCGAAAAGGTGGCTGCCGGTACGGTGACTCATTCATGGACGGCTTCAAATACTGACGACGTGGCGATGGTCATGGCGTCCTTCAAAGAGGACGTTCAGTCAATCAATGTCAATGACGCCGTGGGGCTAACGGATGTACCAACGATGAGCATACCCGTCCTATTGGTTTTGGTTGCTTCACTGATAGGACTGACGGATTACACTCAGGTCGTTCGGCATCCGCTTGACGTGAATGTTTCGGATAATGTCAGTTTAACGGATTCCGTGAAGTTTTCACAGATTCCCTATCTCGTCACGGACCAAATCACGAGCTTTATCAATGCCGGCTACCGCTTCCAACGTAAATTAGCCCGAACGTCGAACGGGGATTTGCACTGTATCTATACTCGCAATACCAACAGGGTTTATTATGCCAAATCCGTCGATAATGGTGAAACATGGACCGAGACTCAACTTGATAGTTATAGTGGTTCCGAAACTCCCTGCATTGCAATAGATGGAAACGATTATCTTCATGTTGCTTGGATAGGCTCTGATGGTGTAAGCAATGAGGATCAGCTTCGCTATCGGAAGTTCACAACTTCCTGGCAAGCCGTAGAGACCTTGACAACCGAAGGGGATTATGAGCAGACAACCGGCCCCGCGATAGTGATTGATTCCAGCAACGTCATTCATATTGTTTGGTGTGGCAAGGATAGTAGCTTGTCGCCAACTTATGCTCAGGTTCGTTATATCAAGAACACAGGTTCTTGGAGTGCGATTTCAAATCTAACAAGCGGCAATTATACACAGGAGTATGCATGTCTTGCAATCGGACCCAATGATAATCTTCATGTGGCTTGGCGAGGTAATCATGCAGGTTCCACAACCTATACGAGAGCACGCTATATAAGATATACGGATGCTTGGCAAAGTATAGAGGATTTAACGAGCGATGATTATCATAGTTGGGACCCATGCCTTGCCGTCGATTCTTCCGGTAACATACATTGCGTTTATACAAAGGCTGCTACGATATTTGTTAATGGTGATATCAAGTATCGAATACGAACAACTTCTTGGCAAGGCGAAGTCGATATTACGACCGAAGGAGCAGTCAGTAGTTATGACCAACTTGATTCCGGCATTGCTATTGATGGAGCTGGAAATCTGCACGTCGCATGGGAAGGTGAGCATGCCGGCTCGCCCACAATATATCAAGTCCGCTACCGGCTCTATAACGGATCCTGGCAGGCGATTGAAAATCTGACGAGTTATTCAGTTGATCAACGAGTACCCAACTTGATTTGGGCCTATTGGCCTCTTATCGCTGGAAACAGAACGAATCGCCCAGCGATGGGTTATGCTTTTATCTGGGCGAATGATGATGCAGAAATCCGCTATCAGTCGAGTAGCGATTTGGGCTGGGAAGTATCGAGTATCGTTTATGATTTAGTCGATATTACCGATGAAGTCGCAGCCGAGATTATAACAGGCGCAGTGTTGAATGCCAGCGCATTTGATGATGTTAGCCTTACGGATGAAGTCGCTGCTGAATTGACGCTCTATGAAATTGCCGGGAATGATAGTGTTACGGTGACTGACGATGCGCAAGCGGTTCCTTCGCCCCAAATAAATGTCGCTGATGATGTAGGTATTTCGGATGAAGTCCCGGTACAACTGGCTCTCTATGAAATCGCCGTCAGTGACTTAGTGGACGTAGCCGAGGCTGTAACCAGCGAAGTAAGCTACTATGAAATCTCCGTTTTTGATTCTATCAATGCAACCGATATTACCGGCGATGCTTTAACTGTCTATGAAATCTCAGTCTTTGATTCTGTTGTTACAACGGATACTACAGAAGCCAGTCTGACTCTCTATGAGGCTGCCGCATTCGATTTATGCGATGTGGCGGAGTTTGTCTGGTTGTTACCGCCGACATCACTGGAAATCTCCGTCTTTGATTTGGTGCATATCCACCCGGCTTATCGCAGACCGGTCCTGGATGATAGTATTGGTATTACAGATTCAGTCGCGCTCGAAACAACGCCGCTATTGGTATCGGTGTTTGATTCTATCGGCACAACCGATGCGCCAAATGCCTACCTTACGCTTTGGAGTCCTTACGTATCAGATACTATACCAATAACGGATGGTGTTATTGCGAGCCTGACCCTCTATGAAGCCATTGTTTATGATGATATTGTCGTAACGGATAATATTACTCTAAGTCCAGAATGGGGCGTCAATGTCAGTGATTCTGTTGCACTAAGCGACCAGCCTTTAATTTCAATTCCTGTTCTGGAAATATCCGTCTATGATGATATTGGCCTGACGGATTATACCGCGCAAGAACTAACATACTATGAAGTCCTTGCGCCTTCGATTCCGCCCGATGAAATTTCAATAGACGAATGGGTAAAACTGGAACTTAGCTATTATGAGATTTCGGTTAATGATTCTGTAGGCGTATCAGATTCCAACTCGCAATATATTACTAATTGGCAGGCATCTGTTTTTGATTCGATGGCCGTCACTGACTATGTTGAAGTCATACTTGTTGGTGCAGGGCTTCGAGCCGTCAATGTGGCAGATACGATAGGATTGACGGATGTAACTACGGACGCATTGACACTGTACGAGATCGCGGCCTATGACACTATTGCTGTTTCGGATAGTACGAACGATTACATTACAGTCTGGAATCTATCAGTTTCAGATAATCTTGCCGTTACGGATTCTGTAGGAGCATTTTTTACATTCTATCAGGTATTAGTCGGCGATTCGATAAACGTCACTGATTATGTATTGGCAGACCGTTCCGGGATTATACGACAAGTTAATGTATTCGATACGATTGCCCTGACTGATTCGGCGAGTGTGGCATGGATTATCTATCCATTCTTGCAGGCCACTTTGGACGTAGCGGCTAATGAGTCTATCTTGGTTTGCCGGGATACAGGGAGCGTTGTGGATGTGGCGGATACAGGAAGTCTTTTGACTGTGACGAGGTAAAGTTATGGCCTTTTTAATTGGCGATACAATACGATTGAGCGCGACGATTAAGAACCTTGACGGCAACGAGCAGGCCCCGGCGGCTATTACCGTGACGGTCTATCGGGAAGATGGTGCGACCAAATTACTCGATGCTGGCGTGCCGACGCTCAAGGGCGGGACGACGGCGCAGTATTATTACGATTGGACGATTCCGGCAGCTACACTCATTTATGCCGAGACATTGAATGCCCTATGGAGTTGGACGGGACCGCACAAAAAAGTAATAGCATTTGAAGTAGGGATGCCAATATGAGCATAGAAAGCCCAGTGACACTCGATGAAGCTAAAGACCATCTTCGTGTGGTCGGTACGGATGATGACCAATATATCAATGGCCTGCTTTTAGCGGCTACTGAATGGGCGGAAAAATTCCAGAACAGGACGTATGTACTTCGGCCCCGAAGTATGGAGTTAGATGCTTTTCAAACTATTATCTGTCCTCCTTATCCTCCACTCTGGTCGGTAACATCCATTTCATACGTTGATACGAACGGAACGACACAGACTCTTGCAGAAGCCTATTATCGCGTGAATACAGGCAGCGAACCGGGAAGGATTACAGAGGCATACAACTACTATTGGCCAGATACCAGGGCTGTTACAGGAGCTGTGACTATTAGTTACATTGCAGGCTATGGTACGGCGGCTAAAGTGCCCGATGACGTGAAGGCAGCTATCAAACTTATCGTGGGGCATTTGTACGAGCACCGTGAGGCCGTCAGTGAAGTGACCTTAAACGAAGTGCCGATGGCGGCAAAATCGCTGCTGTGGCCGAATAGGATATTTTGATGCAGATAGGCAAGCTCAGACATAAGATTGAGATTCAGGCCAAAGCCGATCCGGGTGCGCCAGATGCTTATGGCGAAGTCGTCGAGGGATGGACGACGATGCTTACGGTCTGGGGGGCTATCAATCCAGCCAGCGGTAAGGAATTGTACGTTGCCGAGCAGGCGCAGGCCGAAGTCTCGCATGTTGTTACTCTGAGATATTGTGATTGCCTGACACCACGGCACAGATTGAAATTCGGCTCACGGATTTTCAATGTCAATTTTGTGCGGAATATGGATGAGCGGAATACTCAGCAGGAAGTCTATTGCAAGGAGGTTGTATGAGTACGGATACAAGATTTGCGATACAAATTGAAGGAGCCGCTGAGATTATTGCCAAACTCCAGCAAATCGAAAAGAAGATGTCACAAAAGATTCTTCGTTCAGCTTGCCGAGAAGGAGCTAAAGTCATTGAGAGTCAAGTGAGAGCCAATCTAAAATCAATGTCGTCAAAAAGTAAAGGCGCAACACAAATGCGCAGTCGCATGATTAAGGCTCTGGGCATTCGGGCGTGGAAGCGGCAGCGGTCTGGCGGCTATGGAGTTATGATTCGTTTCTTGCCGGAAAAAGATGATCTGCGGCGCAAGCGACCTATCGGTGTGGAGGCATTTACGGGATACACGATGGGTTCGGCCAGCAGTATTAAAAGCAAGAAACTGGTTCAGGGTAGCACCTACTATATCCCGACGGCAATAGAATACGGTCATGCCTTTCCGGGACGAGGAGGCAAGGAAGGTTCTCCCAAAGATGTTCCGGCGAAATCTTTTTTTAGAAAGGCGTTCGATAGCGAGAAGAACAATGCGGAACGGACGATGAGAGAAGTCATATTGGCAGGGATTGAAAAGGCTACTCATGGCGGTTGAAAAGGCAATACGCTCGATACTGATTGACGATGGGGCCGTTAGCGCTCTTGTCGGCGATAGGGTATTTCCTGTTGTGCGGCGGGAAGGTTCGGTATTGCCTGCCATTGTCTATCAGCAAATTAGCGGTGTACGGGATCATGTTTTTGCAGGTCCGAGTGGCTTCGTCGAGGCGAGGTTTCAAATCAACTGCTGGGCCGAGACTTATGAAGGGGCTGATGCCCTTGCCGATGCGGTGCGGATTGTAATGGATGCCTATCACGGGACAAAGGAAAGCGTTGTTATCCAGTGCATCCATTTGATTGATGAGGGGGATATGCCTGTATTGTCGGCCGAGAATGAAGAACTAAGTTTTCACGGGAAACGTTTAGACTTTATGGTCTGGTTTAATGAATAACTAACAGCATACGCGGGTTTGCTCAAGGCCCGGCCAGGCGGCGAGCGACGCAAGAATAAAGAAGCGGCAGTATAGGTGCCTATACCATCTATCTGCCGCTTTTTTATTGCCCGCACACTCTTAAAGGAGAACAATTATGAGTGACGCAACACATGGACACGGGACGACGCTGGCCGGTACTACGGCCGGGACCATCGGAAACGTCGTTACGCTAACGATTGATGGTGTGACCATCGACATTATCGACGTTACGACGATGGACAGCGTAAACAAGTGGAAGGAAAAACTGGCCGGCCTGAAAGACCCCGGACGGATTACCTTCACGGTGAATTATGATGGTTCGGCCTCCGGCAATGCCAACACTATCCACAATAATCTGGGCACGTCTCAGACCTGGACGGTGACCTTCCCGGATACCAGCACCTACGCGGCAACGGGCTGGATACAGCACTATACCATTGCCGATCCCGTAGCGGACAAAATCAGTCAGGATGTGACGATTGAATTCACAGCCGAGCCTACGTTTACAGACGTAGCACCATAAGGAGGTTCTATGGCTCAATTGACTAAAGAGCAAGTTCTTGAGGTTAATGACATTCTCACCGAGGTCGTGAATGTTCCCGAATGGGGTGGGGAAATAACTGTAATAGTCATGGACGGCCCAACCCGTGACGAATGGGAAATGATGCTCTATGCTGACGGCAAGGCAGATACTACGAATCGCAGGGCACGGCTCTGTGCCATGACTATCATCGACCCAAAAACGGGCAAGCGTATGTTCACCGCCGAAGAGTTATCGAAGAAATCCGGTGTCGCATTGGGCCGGATTTTTGAGTCAGCCATGCGATTGAACAAAATCGGCGCAGCCGCCCTTGAGGACGAAATAAAAAACTCCGGCGACCCTGGGAACGATTCAAGCACGACTTAGCACGGTCCTGGGGCTGTTCAGTTAAGAAGATGCTATCTCAGTTGGATAGTCGGGAGCTTACGGAATGGTACGCAGATTACTTGACGGAGCCGTGGAGCGAGCGTCGCGCCGACGTGCGATGTGGCATTATTGCGCAGATTCTCGCCGAGACGAATCGGGACAGAAAGCGCAGGCCGATGCCGTACAGGCTCGACGAGTTCATGGCCGTTCCGCCTGCCAAGACGGAGAAGAAGATTATGCCGTGGAAGGCTATGAAGATGATGCTGAAAGCTGTTTCTAAAACGATAAAGGGGAAATAACGTGGTAGTTATAGAAAAGCAATGCTCTCGATGCAAACAGAATAAGCCGAAAGATGCTTTTCAAAAATCATCTACAACAAAAGATGGTTGTCATGCGTGGTGCAAAGATTGTGTAAGCATATATATGAAAGATAAGTACTCACGGCCAAATGGGAAAATATGTCCAATATGCGGCACGCCTTTGAAGGGTGGGGCGGAACGGTATTGTTCATTTGCCTGTCATGGTGCAAGTTTGCAAAAAATCAAAGTAGGTGATGTGTTTGGCGAATTGCGAGTCATAGGTAAGAAAAAAGGAGAAAGATGGGGAAAGTCAGCGTTGTGTTTATGTGAATGCTCATGCGGTGTTCAGAAATGGGTTCTATCACATAATCTTAAACAAGGAACTATCCGTGCTTGTGGCAATAGAAAAATTCATTGGAGCATGGAAAATAGCTGTAAATGGCGAGGTGGAAAAACAAAGCATGATTCTGGTTATAACATGTTCAAGTGTCCTGACCATCCTAATGCAAGACGTAGTGATGGATATATTATGGAACATGTTTTTGTTATGTCACAACATATTGGTCGTCCCTTGACACAAAAAGAGACCGTCCATCATAAGAATGGAATTCGTGATGATAACAGGCTTGAGAATCTGGAATTATGGTCTTCAAATCATCCGCCAGGCCAAAGAGTGTCTGACATGATTAAATTTTGTAGAGAATATCTCTCTACTTATGCAAGCATAGAGAAATTACAGGAGGTGATTTAAGTGGCACTTGGGACGCTGGCGGTTAATGTTGTACTCAACAACGAAGCCTTCGAGCGCGAGATGCGCAAGACGCGGCAGTCTATCGGTTATCTCCATAAGGATGTTTCAGGCATACAACGAGCATTCTCAGCTTTTGGCCGTTTTGTGGGTGTCACTGTAGGATTTCATGCCATAAATCAGGCAATTCGAGCTTCTATTACTGAGTTTTCAGCATTTGAAAAGAAAATGGCTGAAGTCTCGACGATGCTTGACGACCAGGCCATAAAGTTTATGCCGCAATACGACAAGGCGATTCGCCGAATGGCAATGAATTTCGGCGAGACAACGGATTCTCTTGGAACAGGTCTGCGAGAAATTCTTAGTGCCCTTATTGCTCCATCCGATGCGCTTGGAGTTCTTGAGGCATCTACGAAAGCGGCAAGGGCTGGCTTGGCAGATACGGCTACGGCTGTTGATGTTATTACTACCGTAATGAATGCCTATAATGTCGAGGCCGCCAGAGCAACGGATATTTCAGACAAGTTGTTTGTTACTATTATTCGGGGCAAGACAACATTTCCTCAATTAGCACCAGAGATAGGTAAGGTGGCAGCCATTGCGGCCACTGCCGGAGAATCCTTTGATGATCTGTTGGCTGTGTTTTCGGCGATGACCCGTGCAGGTCTTCAAACGGATATTGCTATTACGTCACTTCGTGCTATCCTTTTGGATTTCCTTAAACCTCAAGAGGATTCAATAGAAGCGGCTCGCAAATACGGCGTCGAAATGAATGCGGCTACATTGCGAGCCGAGGGTCTTACGGGAGTTATCCAAAAACTCAAGAAGGCTACCGCCGAAGAATTAGTTACTATCGTCCCGACTTCTCGTGGCATAGCTGGATTTGCTGCTGCTATTCAGAAGGCAGGAGAACTTACTGAAGACTATGAATCTATGGTCAATTCGGCGGGTGAGACAGAGAAGGCGTACCAGAAAATATCCGATACGACAGCATTTAACTTAGGGCGATTATCTCAAGAATGGGGCGAACTCAAGAAGATTTTAGGCGAGGTTATAAGTCTTCCGTTGTCGGATTGGCTTAGTTCGTCTCATAGTACTATTGTGCGTTATCTCGAAGATTTTCGGGAAGGCATACAAATTGCGACTCAATTACAGGCGATGGTTAGGCAATTTAGTAAACCGCCCTGGCTTTTAGCTTATGAGTCAATACGAGGCGGGAAATCATCTGGGCCACGAATAACAGATGAAGCAGCCTGGCAACGATTTCTGAATTTTCAAAAGACTGCATTAGAAGCTGCCAAAACAGGCGGTGCTATTCTTGCGCCCCCAGGGATAGCGTCAGGCCGTCAGATTGACCAAAAAGCTCTTGATCGTATGGCGACTCTTGAAGAACAGCTTAGGGAGGAAATTGCTTTAACCGGCCATTTGAACGAGGCTCGCCAACACGCCAAGATGTTTATTGAGTTCGAGACTGAGGCGAATAAGGCTTATACAAAAGGCAGTGTTGAAGCTACGGATGCTATCGAGCGATTCCGCATGAAACTTGAGGACTTGGAGCAGGCACAGAGACTTTCCAGGATTGCTGAGGATATTGGCAATTCATTCACCAGTGCTTTCGACAGGGCCATAATCGAGGGTGAAAAGCTGAGGGTTGTACTGGCCGGTATCGCACAAGACATTGCTCGAAGTGTAGTCCACGAAACTGTTTCTGTTCCTATTGGTCAGGCTATTGCCGGGGCAATTGGCGGTCTCGGTGGGGCACTTGGCGGCGCTGGTGCTGGAATGGCCCCAAGTCCCGAAGGCGGTACGATGGGCGTAGGTTATCATCAGGGCGGTATCGTCGGCGAGACGGCACTGATGCGGAATATCTCAGGTTTGGCGATGCTCGGTGCGCCCCGTTTGCATACCGGATTGAGGCCGAATGAATTTGCGGCTGTTTTGGAGCGCGGCGAGACGGTTGTGCCCAAAGGTGACGGCAGAGGGAATCTCACAATCAATGTCAGTACCCCGGATGCTACGGCGACGCAAAGATGGCTCTGGGCGAATCGACATGGCTTCGCCGATATGATGACGGGGGCTGGCCGAGAGAATAACAAGGTGCGGAGAATGGAGCGGTAAATGGCCGATGTGAATGTATATGACAATATAGGCTTGCAGGATTCTGCTTCGGCTTCGATTCCTATACTTCTCGTTTATCCCTATGATTCTATTGGCGTGACGGATTATGAGTTAGTGAATGGAATACACTACGTTAATGTTTATGATTCGATAGCACTAACGGACGGTATCAGCCGTACCGTGACTTCGCTGCTCTTGGATATTGTCATCAATGATTTTGTCGGCGGCTCGGCCTATGTAGGTTTCGGCCAGCAATTCCCCGTTAGTAAATCCTACGAATGGAAAACAGACGTGGTAGGTTACGATAGTGGCAGGGAGCAACGCAACCAGATATTTTCTCAGCCTATCCGCCACTGGCCTATCAACTGGCAGGCTATGGATGAAGCTTCTCGCAATAGGTTTATCGAGCTTTTCCACCGCAGCCGGGGCATGACACGGACATTTCTATTCCGGGACTGGGACGATTATAGAGCAAATGGTATAGAGATTGAAACGAATGGAGTTGCTACCGAATACCAGCTTATCAAGGAATACTATCCATCGGAGATTGAGAGTTGGACGGAGGACAAAAAGGACATTGCGCCTACCTCGGTTTTTGCGCCTATCGTTATTCATAACGTCAATGGCGTACAGACAAGAACGCTTCTCAATCCGCCGGCGGCGGCTAATCAGTTCTTCCTCGATGACAGGACGGGTGTAATGATTTGGCGAGCAGCTTCGCCGCCTTCATCGGGGATACTTAATGTGACTTTCGAGTTCTATTTCCGCGTGAGGTTTGCTGATGACAGGCATACGGACTTAATGTGGACACAGGACTATTGGCGCAGTGACGGCGTTGAACTTGTGGAGGTCATTACGTAGCTCTTTGACAATTTAATACCGATATACTATTTGGCAATAAGATGCTCGGCGAGTATTTCATGGATAATGTCTGACCAGCGAATAAGAGCGCCGGTCTTTTTACGGCGCTCTTTTGCCTTTTCTTCAGCGGCTTTCCAGATTTGCTCTGGCACTTGGAATGGTTTGGTTTTACGCATAGGCTTATATTTCCTTTGATGTAAGTTTTTGGAACCATTTTATCGCATTTGCTTGTGTACGACTCTTGGAAACAAATCGAATACCCTCGTCATATAGTGTTGCCCACATACTTACATTCGTTGGTGGAAAATCATTTGGTACAATCGGATAAATTTTATTCTGGAAACGATCTAATCTTATGACATGAAATTTGCCTTTCATTTCAATGAGTGCAATTCCGTTTTTTTCTTTGATAATATCAAACATAATTTTCCTTTCTACTTTCTTGTTTGGCTTATCATTTTATATATTAGTATATCGGTATATACGCTATTCGTCAACAGTTTATTCGATGAAAAATGGAAATATTCTCAAAATGGCCGTTTTGGCCTAAAAATGCAGAAAAATGATGAAAAATAGTGAAAAGAAAATTCAGTGGTTTTTGGGGCTGAGTCCGGTTTGTGATGAGGTTCTGGCATGAGGTCCGTGAGTGCCGCGTTTCAGCGAGCCTTAGAATCCGATGAATTGAAGCTGGCTGAGCTTTTCATTATCGAGCTTGCCGACGGGACTATCTATCGTTATACGACGCATCAGACGGACCTCGTATGGGACTTGGCAGGCAATACCTATTCAGCGGCTATGCCTATACAGAGGAGCGAGACGACTTCCAAGCACAGCGGGGAATTTGATGATGTCCAAGTGGCTCTGGGTAATATCACCGGGCCATTCTTCGATAAGGCATATCGGGGAATTTTGGAGGGCGTCAAGATTACGGTTAAACGGATACGCTGGGACATTACCTATGCTGCCGATGAGGAAATTACAGTCTTTGAGGGTTATGCAGATGCTACGTTCAATCGACAGGTACTTAATCTGACGTGCAGACCTATCCTATCGAGCTTAAATATCATTGTTCCGGCCCACCAGTATCAGGATAGCTGCAACTATGCTCTATTCGATGATGGCTGCACTTTGGTTCGGGCCGATTACGCCTATAGCGGCACGGCGACGGGCGGTACATATACTACCCTTGAGGATACTACGCGGGGGGCGGTCTATAAGGTGAATTTCGACGCTGTAACCGGGGCCATAGCAAGGGCTGAGACGATTGTAGGTGGCACTGGGGCTGGTACAGGGGTCGTCGTCCAGATTGTCTATCTGACGGCCTCTACGGGCACGGTGTGGTATGCTCAGAGAACGGGCGTGCAATTCATAGATAATGAGATCGTTGCTCATGGGGCGCACAATATTACCCTGAGCGGTACGCCTGCGATTGATAACACATTCTACGAATTGGGCGAGCTTGAGATTACCAACGGGGATAACAGCGGCCAGCGGCGGCAGGTCTATGCCGATGCGTCCGGGGCCGTTACTGTTGCATGGGGCTTTGCGGCACCGATTTCAAACGGGATTACCTATAAGCTCTATCCCGGTGACGACCGTATGGCCTTGACTTGCAGGGACAAATTCAATAACGCGGTGAATTTCCGAGGCTTTCCGTATATCCCGAAACCTGAAGATGTGGTATGGAGATGATGATTGATATGATTCTTGCGGTATTCCAACTTATACCTTTCCTTGTTACGATGCTTATAAGCGCGACCATTTCAGTCGCTGCTGGATATTTAGCTGCGGCACTGGCTAAGAAGCCTAAGAATAAAGTTCCTGAATTTGGCAATTATCCATCCCAAACGTCACTGAAGGCTATTCCGATTCCAAAGATTTACGGCACGCGCCGGGTTGCAGGCAATATCGTCTATTATAAGCAAACCAGTTCATGGCATGATGATAGAGGATTCTATTGGTATTTCCACGATGTTCTTCTTGTGCTCTGTGAAGGCCCGGCAACCGTTACGAAGATGTGGTTTGAGAATAGCAAACTCTCAGCGGGTGGTCCGAATTATTATTTCTTCGATGGTGACGGAACAACAGCTTGGCGGCTGAGAGATGATCAACGCGAAGAAACAGGACAGAGCATACTGGATTTGACGGGTCAGTCATTTGGAGATTATCAGAATCTTTGCTGTGTCTTCATGCACGACATAACCGCCGGTGAGTTCCGCAAGGATGTGCCGAATTTCACGTTTGAGGTAAAAAGTTATGTACCAATGGATTTCTTTGTTGGCGCTCACTATACGACTGGCGTAGCAGGCGGCAGACCTATCGTCTGGCGCATGAAATTTGATGGTTCATTAGATACATCATGGGGCGAAAACGGCTATTGGCGATTTAGGGATGATGTTTCAAGTGGGCAGACCCTTACATGTTACAAGACGCATGTATTAAGCGATGGTCGTGTATTGGTAGCTCATAATCCGTTTTGGATTGAGGGGCCAGATTTGGCTGGTGGGGGGAAATATGTTGGCTGTACCATGCTGACGGCGCAGGGCGCGATTGATACTTCCTGGGGCTACAATGGTCACTATGTTTTGCGTGAGACGGGCAATGATTACTCAATGACATCTATTTTGCAGTTACTTATAGATAATAGTGGTAACTTTTATGTTTGTGGTGAAGGGGCTTATGAATTTCAAAAGTTCGATTCAAATGGTACTCGCTTATACGCTACGACACCATTGGATGATCTGTATGATATGTGCTGGGCCGATGATGGTAAGACCCGTATTATCGCCGTGGGTGGTTTTACAAATCCAGCCGGGCCGGGCTACGCAAATTGTATAGCAATCAATCCTGATGATGGGACTATTGATATTGATTGGGTTGGAAACGAAGGGAATCCTGGCTATGCGTTTGTCGAGGCTGGGGCGACTACGAGCGGGGATGCCGATGCCATTGTCCGTACAGATGACGGTTTTTATGTTCTTCATGGACTTGGCAATAGTGGAAACTATTATTCCCTGACAAAGTTAAAATTTGATGGTAGTGGCTATGTAACATCGTTCGGAACGAGTGGTCACGTTGCAGCGGGCTGGCCGAACTATAAGAAGCAGAGTCTAAAAATGGACGGCTTTAATGTCTGGACACTGACGGAAAACAATGCCTCTGGTGCGCCAGTAGGAACAGATAATTCGCTTCGATGCTGGGATAAGAACGGCGATGTGGTTTTCAGCCAGGATTGGGATAGTAATACAACAGACCCAATCCATTCCATGAATATTATCGGCGGGTATTTATGGTTCGGCACAAAAGGCAGTGGATGGACGACTATCAATCATTATATCGAAAAATGGAATCGTAATGCCGAATATGTAACTGGTTTCGATCCGGCTGGTTTGACGCCGACTAGTATCTTTACGATAAATGGATACCGTGATGAAACTGAGATTGTTGACGAAAACCCGGCACTAATCATCAGAGATATGATAACGAATACACGGTATGGAGCGAGACTATCAGCTTCGGTCATTGATGATACGAACTTTATTGCTGTCGAGGATTATTGCCAGGATAACGACATTCTCATTTCGATAGTCCTCAAAGACGGCAAGCCCGTCGTTGACTGGATAGATTTTATTTTGGCTCATTGCAATGGCTATCGCTGGTGGTCGGGCGGGAAACTTAAATTAGGGGTGTTCAAAGATGAGGACGCTGTTGGCGAGACAATTACACAAGATGATTTGGTTGTCGAGGGCGATGAGCCGCCGGTAGTTATCACGCCACGCAAGCGCTCGGAAACCTATAATCTCATTCGTGTTGGCTGGACGAACCGCGACAATATGTATGACTACAGTTCAGAGACGGCCGAGGATAAAGTTGACCAGCAGTGGCGTTCCGAGGTCCGTACCCGCGAGGTCGAATTGGATGGCTATTGCCGTATCATTCTGGCAAGAAAAATGGCATGGCGGATGCTGTTCGAATCCATGTACCGCTACAACATGTACAGTTTCAAAGTGGGCTACAAGCATAGCTTGATAGAAGTCGGGGACGTTAAGCTTCTCTCGGACGGCAACAGGATCGTCGAGCAGAAAATCAGAATCCTATCAGTACGAGAAGAAAAAGACGGTAGGACTCTAAGCATCGAAGCTATCGAGGAAGCGGCAGGTCTTTATGCGACAACGGCCTATGATAGTCAAGACGCATGGACGCCGCGCGTGCTGGATGGTGGCGACGATTGCACTGTGACGGATGCTTTTTCGGGCTATGTAAGCCCCCTATTGATTTTCATATCACCGAACGAACTGGACAATGTAAATATGACCGATGAAGCAACGGCGGAGATTGTTTAATGGGCGAAAAAGACAACAGATTTTCGTACAAAGATGGTATTACATTGCGGGAATACATTGATACTCGATTAGAGGCTATCGAAAAAGCATCAGAATTAGCAGCTAAATTGTTGGATGTACGGCTTGAGAGCATGAACGAATTTAGAAATGCCCTCAAAGACCAGTCCGGCCAGTTCGTTATGCGGTCCGAGTGCGGAATACGCAAGCAATCCGTGGATGGTGACATTCGGATTTTGCGGGAATATAAAGCTGCTTTGGAAGGTAAGGCGAGTCATCTATACGTGTCGATTACTTTGATTATAGCACTACTCAGCTTATTTGTTGGTGTCGTTGGGCTTCTAATAAAGTTTCATTGAAAGAACAACAGAGGAAAGCAAGCATGACAAAAGATGAAGAAATGTATGGCTTGGTATGCGAGAAGCGGTTTGACCGGATCGACAACAAGCAGGAAGAAACAATCGGTTTACTCAAGGGCAGCAATGGCAATCCCGGAGTCTTGGATGACGTAAGGAACCTTAAAAAGTGGCATAAGGCCACTATTGGTTTTGCTATTTTTGTCGGCAGCGCCTTTGTTTTGCAGGTTATTGGTGACGTATGGACTTGGGTACGAGCAGTCTTTTAGGAATCTCGGAATGAAAGCGGCCAAACACAGAAAACGCCTTTTGGAATATGTGACTTTATTGAGGGATGAAGTCTGTATCTGCATGGAGGAAGGACACATTAAATGGCCGCCCAAAAGTCTGCACGAAGTCGAATTGGACATTGATGGTTTGTTACGTGAAATCGAACGAATAGAACTGGTTAAGTAGAAAGGAACAAAAAATGGACACAGAAGCATTAAAGGGATTGGTACAGCAAATTGGCGATTCAGGGGGAATTTTAGTCTTACTTGTCCCCGCGCTGGTGCAAGTCCTGAAAAAAATCCCATTCATTGTCAAACTTCAGGAGAACAAGTTTCCAGCCTATGAACTGTTAGCTCTGGCCTTGAGTGTTGGCGGAGCGCACGTACTCGGACTGCCGAACGCCATTGTGACCGGAGTTATCGCGTGGCTCGCGGCAGAAAAAGGTTACGATTACGCCAAAGGCAAAACAGTGGAACTTCCAAAATGAAAGGACTAATGATGAAAAAGTTGATTATGATTGTGGCCCTATGCCTGCTCGTTGCGGGCTGCAACGAGGACTGCATACGCACGGCACAGATACAGCCGGCGGCATGGCTCCTCTCTGGGGCGAATGTCCAGTCGGCAGACGCCGAGAATGAGATTGAGGACACACTGGAATACATAGGCCGTGTCGGTCTTCAGGTGGGACAAACAGAGGCGGGTATAGCAAGCGACTGGTGGATGGATAGTCCCCGCCAGTCCTACGGCGTTTATGCTGTGCAGTTTTTGCCGCAGGATGCTAACAGCCTCATTCCGGGCATACCTTACATCGGGGCGCAGGCAACGCTCGATGTCGAGGACGATGGCGGAATGTACGGCTTCGTGACGGGAACTATCCTCAAAGTAGGCGGCATGGATGTTGTGACTGAATTTCAGGCCCGAACCTATACCGACATTTTGGAGAAACAGGCGGTTTCGGCAGACCGATACAAGGTCTTTTTCGGTACGCGATTCAAATTTTAGAACTATCCTCCTTTCGAGACCGGCTCCGTCGCCACCTCCTCCAAATTCCTTCAAGCGCGACCAGGGGCCGGTCGCCCTTTACAGGCGGTAGCCGGAGAATTCCTTTTTGGTCTCTGGCGAGGGTGCAAGTTTGAATCTTACGTCGTGGTTGACGACAGTTTCAAGATTATCCATGCGCCAGCGGAGCTTGTTGATTTCATCTTTGTAGCTCTTAATGGTTCGGTTCACCAAAAGGCCGTAGCAAAAGAACAGTGCCAATAGTATCAGGATAAGTTTATTGAATCTCATTTTGTGTTACTCCAATTCCAACCATGCCCCTGTGTGGTCAAGAGTATAGCCTGCTTTTTGCCAAGTCAGAGTAGGATTAACTGAGCCGCGATTGACCTGGATAGTGTACTCAAGTTGATATTCGCCTGCGCCCGTTCTGCCGGGGAAGTAACCGACACCCGAAATAATGTAGTCTCCGGCTTGGAAGTATTTCCCGCGAAGCTCGGCTTCTGTCATAAAATCAGAAATTGCCGGTGCTGCCGGAATGTCAACTCCTTCTTCGCCCTGCTCGGCAACGTAAGACCTCAAAGCCGTAGCGATTGTTCCGGCCCCAGCTTTGCCCTCTGACCATCGGGCGGCCTCGATTCTTGAGGTCATCAGGGGAACCAGTATCGCCGCCAGCACAGCGACAATCAAGACCACAACCATCAATTCGATTAGGGTAAAAGCTTTTCTGAACATCTTATGTACCTCCAAAAAGAAAGTTTCGTCTCAAGAACATTATTCACAAAATTGTAAAATAGTCATCCTGTTTTGGGCGGTCTCAAACGCCTCTATATTGTGCACGCAAGCCCTATTGGACGTGTTCAACACGCCCGCTGAGGCTATTCGGCCCCATGAAGGCCGGAAAAGCACTTGCGTGCACGCTTCGGCGGGCCTTTTGTTTGGGGAGCAACGATGAAAAGCAGCAAAAGCACGCCGAAAACACGCATCTATGATATTACCAAAGAGCGAGAAATCCAAGAAATCAGCCGGATTTTGCGGACTTGGCCGGTTTCATCGCTCGCTCAGTTTTGCGCAGCTCTTGTGTTGATGCGTCGATCAATGCCCTTAATCCAGTCCAAAATTCCTCGCCAACTACGGGGGAATCCTTAGCCTCCAGTTTAGCCCATTCCCGTATACGCTCAGGCATGTGCTGCCAGAGGAATAAAGCGCCTGCACAATCGGACTGGGCAACGCTGTCAACGTGGCCACAAAACTCAGTGAAACTCTCCTTCACTTTCACTGGAATCGGCCAGCCCGTCTTAACTGTCTCTAAATTTTTTGCCATGACAAACATTTTATAACCTCTTATCCCCCCTACAATTAGGAAAATATACCAAAAATACTTTGCAAAAATGCCAACATAATGCTTGACGGATTATCAAAAAATGACGATAATATGCTCTGTAAAAGTTAAGGAGAACCGTAATGCGACTGGACAATCCGATAGAAACCGATTTGACAATCTACGCGCCGCTTCCTTCCTTCAGTATCCAGTCGCATGGTCACTTCGCAGGGGCGGCGCGCATATTTTCCTCATGGTGGTTTTGGGGGCTTGGCTTCCGTGCCCGAAATGTTTCGGGCTTGTCGCATGGCTTAGAGTTTATCAGACTTACCAAGTCTTTTCAAGGGAAATCCCGGCATTTTATCGGAATCTTTGGAAAATACAGGCCGTTTGTAGCAAACGTAACGAATGTAATGATGCCGGGCGGGTTCACGGATGAACCTGCTTGGCTGTAAAGCTCATTGAAAATCAACTTTGCTTAGGTGAGGTGAGGCAAGGTACGGCAAGGTAAGGTAAGGTTTAGTGAGGTATGGTCTGGCAGGCTTTGGTAGGGCAAGGTCGGCTCAGGTGTGGTTTGGTCGGGTTTGGTAAGGCAAGGTAAGCTAAGGTAAGGAGTTTTATATGAAAACAATCGCAGTAGAAATCAAAGGGATGTGTCCGGGGATTTTGATGCACCGATTCCCTCTTGTGGCTGTTGAAGGAATGGACAAGAAATCACCGCAGGAGCAAGCTGAACACGCGGCTTATCGGGATGTGGCGAGTGGCGAATTGTTCATACCGGGAACGGCGATCCAGAGAGCTATCATTTCCGGTGCTACGTACAGCAAGGGCAAGGGCCGTGCGTCGTTGCAGAAACAGGCGGCGGCGTGCGTGTTTGTTCGGCCGGAGGTAATTCTACTTGGCGTGAAAGATTTTATCGTGGATTCACGTCCGGTTGTAGTCCCGGCGACGAAGGGTCGCGTCGTGCGCCATCGGCCATTTCTGCCGGAATGGGCATGTTCCTTTGAGATTGACTACGATGAGATTCTCCTGAAAGAGACGGAGATACGCAAGATGATTGACGATACTGGCAGTCGGGTAGGGTTGCTCGACTTTCGACCGGCCTGCAAAGGTCCCTTTGGTCGATTCATGGTGACGAAGTGGAAAGAGAAAAATCAATAAGACGAGGTAGTGTCGGCTACGGTTGGGCGAGGTGCGGCCTGGTTAGGTTCGGCATAGTTGGGTAGGCCGAGGTGGGGTCGGGTCTGGCGGGGTCCGGTATGGTGTGGTCTGGTAAGCTATAGCAAGGTAAGGTAAGGATTTTTACAAATACGGCCTTTTTTGTTCTTTTACAAGTTAATAGTGTTGCTAACAGCCTTGACGTAGAGTGCTTGGTTCGTATAGATTGTCCATTGTTGTTGGACAGTCTTGGCCTCACGAAAGGAGGATACCTATGAGCCAAGCTACTCAAAGACTCTCTGTACTCTTGGAGAGTTACATACAAAAGCGCAAACGCCTTAAATGGTCCACTGTGGAGCAGACAAGGCAGGCGTGGAAGCATCTTATCAGGTCGTTCGGAGACGTAAACGTGGACGAGCTAAAGCCGGTCGATATTGAGGATTTTGAAGGTTACTTATTCTCGGTAGGGCTGGCTACCCGTTCGGTGAAGTCTTACCTGATAGCCATACGGCCTATTTTCAGTTGGGCCGTGAGGCACGAAATGGCGGTGAACAATCCCTTTGATGATTACAAGCCGCCTCGCGTACCGGATACGGAGATTCACATCTACAGCCAAGCGGAGTTGTGCGACATTCTGGCCGTTGCTAACCTACGGTGGCAAGCCTTAGTAATGACGGCAATCTCGGCGGGCCTGCGTAAGAGTGAATGTCTCAATCTGGTCATTCAGGACATAGATTTCGACCGTGGAACCATTACGATTCAGCCTCACAGGGAAACCTTAATGACGTGGGGCTGGACGCCCAAGAACTCACAACGGCGGATCGTTCCCCTAACGGACGAATTGAGTAAGCTGTTTTGTGAGATTCTCACTGATGAGATACCTTCCGGCCAACCTTACTTGCTCCTGAATGAGAAGCGGTACTGGACATTGAAGCAGCGTTTGCAATCAGGAACATTGACGGATCGAAACAGATTGAGGCCGGACGAAGCCTTTGACAACATTTTCCGGCGACTCCGCCAAAGGGCAGGGATACAGACGGGAACATTCCACGATTTCAGAAAGACCTGCCTGACGAATTGGAGCCACTATTTACCCCCGCAGGAGGTGCAAAAGCTGGCCGGGCACGCCGATATTGAAACAACGATGAGATACTACCTCAGCGTCAGAACCGACGTGCTCGACCGAGCAAAGAAACACACATTCGGGGTGACTGGATTCGAACCAGCGCCAACCGCGTCCCGAACGCGGTGCTCTAACCAAACTGAGCTACACCCCGGAACCTCTTAACCTCTTGGTCCCGAACCAAGCGGGGGAAACAAGCGCACAAAACAAACCATACAAGGCTGTCCAGCAACAGTCTAAAAGCCAGTGAGAGACGGCGGCATGGCGCGTCCAGGCCAAATCTCCTGCCTATATACTGCATCAACGTAATGCAGAGGTAGCCAACGAGGCGGATACAATATAAGGGCGAGGCTAACCCAGAGAAGTTGTCGTCTCTCATCTGGCTCCAAAACATGCTAAAGCCAGCGGAGCTTTAATAGGGTTTGCGTGTACGTTCAATGTCTAACTCCGCTGGCGGCATTATCTCAATCACACAAAAGGAAGCGCAATAGAGTAGTAAGTTCTTTGAAAACTGAATAGCCAGTCAGACGGCGGCGAAAGCTGAACAAGGCAGTTGCGGGCTACCGCAGTTTTGACATAGTTACAAGAAGGCCAACCGGCTTCTTGAACCTATAGGGTGGAGAATCGCCACAGGGATCGGGTCGCTCCCGTCACCTACATTCAATAACGGGTTGTAAATCCTGCCCGTCTCGTCTGGCTCTGAAACAATGCTGGCGGCGTAGGACTATTCAGGTGTGGATGTAGGCTCAAAGAGTGCCCGCAAATTCCTGAAATGCTGACTGAATACAGTAAAGTAGGGAATTGAGCAAAAATGAGCATATCCTATTGCAGGATAGGGTTGTATCTCTTGGCAAGATACCATCAAAACGAGGCGTCAATGCACGCCTACCTACCCGCCAGCATCGAACTATGCCAGCGGCCCCTTCAATGGGGTCACGGAAACGTGGAAGCAAACCAAGAGGGTCCGCAGACTTGCTCAGGCGTTATCCGTGCGATGACCCGAAGTAGGTGTAAGTCCTGTCCGCTGGCAACAAAATATGGCCAGCGGCCCCACGCAGGTATAAACGCAGGGATATTCCCTCCCCGCTGGCAGCAATTATACAGGCCGTTTGGCCTGAGTAGATGAAAGGAGAATAGACAATGGCTGATAAAGTAGAAGTAAGTGGTGGTGGAATCGGAATCTGTGGGGCAACATTTATCGTGTTCCTCATCCTTAAACTCTTAGGAAAAATCACTTGGAGTTGGTGGTGGGTGACTGCGCCTCTATGGATACCTTTAGCCATTTTTCTCGGTGTCCTTCTAATAGTTGGCATAATCGCTCTTATCGTTGCTATTCTCGAACGATGAAAGGAGAGACAAATGGGAAACAGCGACTTGCAATCTCAGATTGACGAACTCAAATTGACGAACTCAAACGTGAGATGGTGAACCAAGATGAACTTCGATGTGAAAAAGCATCCAGATTAGAGGGTACATTAAAAATGTCACAATCAATCATAGACCTATGCGGTCAGGTTAGAGGCATTCTCATCCGTCTGGAAATAGTTGAACGGCGTACCGCTCCGAACTAAAGGAGAGAAACAATGTCATACGAATACGAAAAAGAGAAACCGGGCATTTTCACGGAAAATGGGCAAGTGATGTTCCTCAGAATTCGTGACAAGGTGCAGTCACTTTTGAAACAGGCAGGAGCCTTCTCTATGTTTTCGGCCATGTCCGATTGCACCGGGGAAAGTTGGCAGATGATGGCCTGCGTGGATCGCCTTGTTGAATTGGGTGAAATTAAGGAAGTACCTCGCGGGAATGATTGCCCCGGCCAATATCGAATATTCGTGAGGACAGACGAATAAACGCGACGTTTTCGACTCGCGCTGGCGGGTGGGGCATAAATCCTCCTCTCCTCCGCTACCTGCCCGCCAGCCTACTTTGAAAAGGAGTAAACGATGTGTGATTGTTATATAGCAAATTGCGAAGATTGTGGATGTGAAATGTCACTTCACATTGCCGACTTTTGCACTAAACGCGAGAATGTATTGCCATATTGCAATCGCTGTAGCCGCAAGCTCAAGAATCCGAAAGCACCCAAGATATTTAAGGATAAGATTCGTATGCTCGAACAAGTGGAAGGGACTAAGGCCAAACATATCGGGCAGGAAGTTATCATTCTCTGTAAAGACAAAAATGCACATGGAATTTCCCTAAATTGAGGACTAACCCATGTCCCCCGAAACCATGACAGCTTTGCGGGAAAGGAGTAAACGATAATGCACGCGGCACGGATTGAAAAATCAGACAGACTGAACCGGGTTGCAGTTGTTCTGAGAACGCTTGGCGTAGCCACAACGAGAGATATTCAGCAGACCGCTTATGTATGCGCTGTCAATTCCTGCATCAGCGAGCTTCGGGCCAACGGTTTTCAGATAGATTGCAAGTGCGTAGGCCGTGGCCGTTTTGAGTACCGACTGAGAGGTTAAGCCATGAACGAGAAGATAGACGAAGCGATGAACATCTTGAGGCAAATCAATCCTGATATGGAATGTCTCGACTGTAATAATTGTGCGGCAGAGGGATTAGCAAAGGAGGCTCTTGCCCTTCTCGAATCCTATAAGACCGAGCAGCCCGAAGTGGCGGAGCCGCAAAGTGGTGAGCCTGTCGGAACGAGGGAATTCATAAAAAGAGTTTATATTTGGGCCGACCAAGTAATGGACGACCCTAAATATCCAGCGAAGAAACTCGCAACAGAAGCCAGCAAATTTAAACATGACAACGGCGTGCGTATCCAGATATTAAATAACACCCGCGAACGCAATCGAAATCTTCAACATGAAGTGACATTATTAAACACAAAGATTGACCGCCTGACCGCCGAGAATAAGGCCCATGCCGAGCGAATTGAAAGACTGGAGCATCTATTATCTGCTTCGTTGCCATATATAGAATCATCGAATTGCGCAAGTGGACTTGTAGATGACGTTGAGCAGGCCCTCAAGGAGAAACCATGAGCGAGACAAAACACATAATAGGCAAACTTCATCGGCACGGAACCGAGATTCATATTCAAGATGGCCCACCTTGCAAGTTTCATGCTTGTATTGCTGACACGAACGAAGCTCTGACAAACAAGGAATTTTACGCCGAGGAGATTGTTCAACGGTGGAATTCCCACGATGACTTAGTGACCGCGTTGGAAGCATGGCAGTTAATGGATTCAGAATCAGGGGATAAACATCCATGCCCGGATTATGTTCTACGTAGCATATATCGGGATAAGGCTCGGAAACTCACTGAAGCTGCTCTGGCGAAGGCCAAGAAGCAGGGGAACAATAAAGCAAGTGGTTATGATCCACATGATATTAAATTTCAAGGGTGTGATGAATAAGCTGAACACACTCTGGCAAAGGCCAAGCCTGCCACACAGACGGCAGGTAAAAAGCAGTAGGGTTAAGTGCTCATTTACAAGTGAATAGTTGATTATGCCAGCGAGAGACGGCGGCGTAGGCGCACCTATGTGGAATTGCGGTACTCCAAAAATCCTCCTTGTAAGCCGTGATTCTATCCACAGGCAGGTATCAATTCCTGTCCGTCTCTTGTCTGGCTCCAAACTATGTTGGCGGTGGCGTGGTAGCCTGACAACTTAGACAAACTTAGCCGACGGTGAAATAGACGTAACGGCACTGAGAAGGATTGTCGCAGACCAACTGCCCGCCAGCATTTTGCCCTCCTCGGGCCGAGGCCCTTACTCAGACTCGCTTTAACCTATTTGAACGAAACTACACAAAGCCTCGGCCCTTCTGAGAATTGCCACTGATGATGGCAGCGTGGTAGCGCTGGGGAAATTACTGTAATGGTAAATTGTACCATTATAGAAGTGGGCATATCTGTCCAGTCACTACCTACCAGTAGGTTATGGTTGGCAAGGATATGAAGGTACGCAGGGTGGGGAATCCTGCCCATCATCAGTGGTTTTGAAGTTTTCGGCAATGATGACGGCTACTCGCCGGGTACGTTAAAGACTGTGCTGTACCCTGGGGACTGGAGGCACAGACTGATGCCCCCAAACATCATTGCTGATTCGTGGCATGGGCAAAAGCGCAGCGGGTTGGCGATGCTGTAAAACCTGATGTTGAGCGCTGATAAAAAGCGAATATGTGTCATGGTATGCTTTCCGATCTAAGACTTAGTGGTAATCCTGCCCGCCCATGCCTTTGCAATCATCACCCTCCCTCTGTTGTGGGGCAGGCCAGGGATGGCCTTGAGCCTGCCCTTTTTGAAACTTGTAAGCCATAGGCTTAGAAAGGAAAAATTATGCCTCTCGAAATGAAGTATTTTGTTCTTAAACCGAGAGCTAAATCAAAAGACGACAGGTTTGCAAAGGCTTCACAAGATGCAATGTGTGCCTACGCCGATTCGATTTTACAAACTGACCCAATTCTATCAAAAGAACTTTCACAATGGGCACTAAATGAAACCATTCGACAAGAAAGAGATTTTGAAAAGTGAATAAGGGCGAGTAGCACAATGGTAGTGCTTTTCTAAGTTTCGCTGAAATAGGCGATTGCAAGAAAGATATGTGGGTTCGAATCCCGCCTCGCCCAGTTGAAAAGTGAATAGACCGGCGGCGGTCTCAAAGAGACGCAGTTGCAGGCAATGATAGAGCCATCTACTGGGTCTGTAACAACCGCCGGTCTTACTTGTCCACCTGTGGCGGATTGAAAGGAGAAACGAAAGATGACCAAAAGAAGAGAATATATCAATGGTAAGAAAACGACGGTCGAATATGAATCGCTCGATTCAAAGTGCAATAAGAGATGGTGTTTTACCCCGTTTAATGGCAACGGTCGCCGAATTTGCCGACGATACGAAGTCGGTAACTGCACAAATGGAAAAACACGTGGCAAGGACGCAGAGCCGAAAGGTTAAAGAATTGAAAAGTGCAATCACTTTTGAAAGGGACAAAACATGGAATTACAAGATTTAGGACTCACGCAAGAAGAAATTCTCGATGCAGTAGTCACCAAAGTAGCCGACGAACTATTGCAAAAGCACGGCATAGAAACTGATGAAGAGACCAGCGAAGAATATGAGACAACAACTCCGACGCCGTTCACCAAAACACTTGACCAACTCATTCGAGACAAAATCGACAATACGGTCAAGGCGTTAGCAGACAAACATATTCTGCCCCGCATTGGCGAGACAATCGAAACACTTGTCTTGCAGAAGACGAATCAATGGGGCGAAAAGGTCGGCGAATCTGTTACCTTCGTTGAATATCTCACACAACGAGCCGAAGCATACATGACTGAGGCAGTCAATTTTGAAGGCAAGACCCAATCACAAAACAGTGGATATTCTTGGAATAAGAGTGGCACGCGCATTCAGTACATGATTGACAAGTATCTGCAATACACTGTCGAACAGTGGGCCAAAAACGCCTTAATGTTGGCCAACAAGAGTATTGTTGAGGGCTTGAATAAGGCAATCCAAAGCAAACTCGAAGAAGTCTTAAATACTTTGCGTATTCAAGCAACCACGAAATCCTAATGTTTTGTTCCGGCCCTTGCGCATTGGCGCGGGGCTGGGACTTTGAAAAGTGCAAATGGCAGTGGTGACGGCGAAGGATGCCACCGGGGACAGACAATAGTGGTCAAACTTGCGTGCGAACCCGGACCATAAAAACACGGATGAGGGTGTGTAGCCCACGCTGCCAAATTTGAAAGGAGAATGACATGACATGCAAATACTACCATGAATTTACTTACTGCGAACCGCCGATGGAACCGGATGGGGACGGAACGCCAGTAACGGAATACCAGTGCAAGAATGCGAAAGGACATTTTGAGGCCACTTGTTGCGGAGGGAATACGGACGCCTGCAATCTGCCGGAAGAGCAACAGAAAGTTCCAGTAACATGGCCTGTCTATTACCTATAGGAGAAAACCATGATTTATAAATGCGATAATTCTGATTGTGGCAACGAAGTTATCACTGATGTCGATTTATACGATGCTCTCTGTCTTGTGTGTGAAAACGGGTACATGCAAGAAATTGACGAGGAGGAATAGCCATGAATAGAGACTACAAATTCCGAGGCTTAACGAAAGAAGGCAAAGAGGTCAAAGGCTCTTGGATTGAGTACAACAAAGACCATGAATTGTCATTCATAGCCCATCCTGTTGACGGCAAAAATGCCTATGAATGGGAGGATGTACTGACCAGAACCGTCGGCATGTGCACGGGCCTCAAGGACAAGAACGGCAAGGAGATATGGGGAAACGTTTTTGTTAAAGATGAGAATGGGAAAATCAGCCAGGTTATCTGGAACGAAAACGAGGCGGCATGGTGGCTCAAAGAATTCGATGTTCCGCTTGGCTCGTTAATATTTCAATCTGTGCAACGCTATGATGCCAAAACCGGTCTTCCATATTGGACTGAGCTTGAGGTCATTGGCAACGTATTCCAGAACCCTGAAATGTTGGAGGCCAAGCCATGAATCGCCAACGATGGACAGCATTCCTGATGACAGTAGCTTTTGGCCTATCAGTAGTTTTCATGGCTGGCTTTATCACCAAACAAAAGACTGAGCAGGTCATGGCCGAGCAGGGTTTGCCAAGTATCTCGGCGATCCAGCGGAAACTGAATGAGCTTGAGCCGCAGAATCCCCTGAAGATTGACGGCAAACTCGGCAGACTGACGCAGGAGAAGTGGGACAAACTATACATACGCGAATCGGCAAAGGCCGCGTTTGCGGAATTTGAGAAAAGAAGGTGACATTATGAACGACTTAATCAACAGACTCAAAGTAAACGAGAACCCTCACCGAATCTTCGCCGACATGAGCGAGGAAGAACAGGAATGTCTCAAGAAAGTGGGGCCCTTGAATTGTAAATTTCTAACATGCGAGTATAAGACTAATTCAAATCTTAATTGGAACGAATTAGGATGCAGCTCACATTTTCTTCCCGTAGGCATCTATCGCATCAAGCCCGACTACCAGCCTGAGCCGGAGTACGTGGACTTGCCCATCGAGGAAAAAACCGACTTTGATGGGCAATGGTTAGGCGTCAGGAGAATACCAGGAATGAATTTGCCTATTGCCTTTACGTTTCTTCACATGTTGCCCTCCTTGCCGGGCTTCGTGGGATTCCAAACACAAGCTGATAACTGTGTAAGACTGTCGGATGTAGCTAATCTCCATGCAGCAGGCTTCAAGATCATCGCCCGATTCAGGAAGTAGGTGAAATTATGACACCCGAAGAATATCTTTCGAAAGTGTTAGATACAACCGAACAGGCCATGCAGAGGGCCGACAACGCACAAGAACGCATGGTCGAGAAGAATACCCCCGAACCCAATAGAATCCAGTGCGCCCATTGCAATGGCTACTATGATGACGACGAAATTTGCCTCAAGAATCTTTGCTACAAGTGCGAGGAGGATTTGGACGACTACCGCCGGGTTAAGAATCAGCGGAATCTGTTCCTGGCCTTCATAAAGAATATTCGGAAAATCGCTAATCGTGCAACCAATAATATCCGGATAATTGATAGCCATGAAGTTATCAAGTCTATGTGCGACGGGATTCTGTCCCAGTACAAAGAGGAATGACCATAATGCAACCCGTTATCATTTATTGTGAACAAGGCAGTCTTGAATGGTTTGCCGCCCGATTAGGCCGAGTTACAAGCGGTCATTTCGATGATGTTTTGTCGAATGGTTCGTGTCACAAAACATACATGGAAAAACTTCTCGCCGAGCGAATGACGGGCGAACGCATGGAGAATTACACGAACAAGGCAATGGAGAATGGCATTACATTAGAGCCGGATGCCCGGATTTATTATGAAGGACTTCATGGTGTCACTGTTGAACAAGTTGGTCTTATCCAGTTGGGCGACGACATTGCGGCCAGTCCAGATGGTTTGGTAGGGGACGACGGCTTGATAGAGATAAAATGCCCCTTCCCGAATACCCACTTGCACTATATTTTGAGTGGCAAACTTCCGTCAGAATACAAGGCTCAGGTTCAAGGGGGCCTATGGGTATCTGGCCGGCAATGGACGGATTTCATATCGTTCGATCCCCGCGTCAAATCAAGGCCGTTCTGGTCGATTCGCGTCGAGCGTGATGAGAAATATATCAAGGATTTAGCAAAGGCCGTGCAGGTCTTTGCAGAAGAACTACAAACATTGACAGAAAAAGTATCAACACCCTTTTAAGGAATCCTTCATGGACACACAAGAAATTCAAGTCATCGAACGAGACGGGCATAGTTTTATCGACATGGCGAAGGCCCACATGGTTACAGACCAGCAAAGTGCCGACATAGCGAATGATATTCTGATTAAGATTACCGCTGGTCTGAAAGAGATTGAGAAGAAGCGGTTATCCTTCACGGCCCCACTTAATCAATCTCTCAAAGAAATCAACGCTACGTTCAAGGGAATAACCGAGCCGATTTCAGATGCAAAGACCGAACTATCACAGCGCCTAATGTCGTGGCGAGCGGCAGAACAGAAACGCATCCAAGATGAACAAGATGCGGCCCGCAAAGAAGAAGAACGTCGTAGGAAGATTCAAGAGGCTCATGCGGCCAAAGGGCATCAGGTCAGCGAAACTACTACGCCAGTAGCAAAGCCGATGCCCTTCTCTGTCCAAGATACTACCAGGACGAGAAAACAATGGACGTATGACATCTTGGACGAAAAACAAATCCCGCGAGAATATCTCATGGTGGACAAAACTGAAATTATGAAAGCCGTCAGTTCCGGCGTCCGGGATATTCCGGGCGTGAAAATCTACCAGAAAGAAATACCCATTTACGCATAGGCCGAGAAGAAAGGAATAGATTATGGCTGAAGAAATAACCCAACAAGTAAAAGTTTCACAAAGAACAGATATAGTAACGCCGAATCAACTATTGGCACTGGCTATCGAGACCAAAGCCGACCCAGATCGACTCGATAAGTTGATGGACCTTCAAATCAAGTGGGAAGCGAACCAGGCCAAAAAAGCCTATGTCGCGGCCATGTCGAACTTCCGATCTAAGTGCCCCATGATTGAGAAGACCCGAAAAGTTGACTTCCCCGGCAAAAGCGGCGGTCAAGTGCAATTCAAGTATGCTGGACTAAGCGAGATTATCGAGAAAATCAAAAGCCTGATGAGCGAATGTGGCCTATCCCATTCATGGCGGACGGAACAAGCTAATGGCTCTATCTTAATTCGGTGCATCGTTACACATATTGGTGGTCACAGTGAGGAAACCAGTCTGTCCGCTCCGCCGGATAATACTGGCAGCAAAAACTCCATACAAGCTATAGCCTCTACGGTCTCTTATTTGGAGAGATACACCTTATTTGCCCTTCTCGGTTTGGCTTCTCAGGACATGGACAACGACGGCAATGGCAACGGCAAAGAGAAACCTAAGCCCGAAGATGACGTGACCAAGCTCATTGAGCAGGCATTTTTCAATTTCAGCACCGAACACACCGACGAAGTCGCCGATGGATTCGCTTGTGACGGCACGAAATTCAAAGAGGCTCTGCGGAAAGAATTCTCCGGTCTTTCGGCAGCCAAGAAAAAAGGCTTCAAATGGACGACGGAGAGCATTGCTGATTTGCAGGCTAAAATCAAAACCTCGGACGTACTCGTGGAAGTCAAATAATGGCAAAGCATTTTCAGGGACGAACAAGTGCAGACGGAATTGCAACTGCCCAGTGGCCTGCGATTCACCATGAGGCGGCGAAATATCCTCATTTTGAAATTCTCGTTCTAAATGAAGATGAAGCCATTACCGATAGACAGCGCCGATGGTTCAAGGGTATTTGTTGCAAAGGTCTATCTGAATGGAACGGCGAGACGGTCGATGAATGGGAAAACCGCCTCAAGGCTAAATGCGGCAGCGAGATTTTCAAAGTTATTAACTATAACATCGAAGGACAGGAATACAAGCGGTTTGAAAGTATCGCTAATAAAGGCAAAAAACAAATAACCGAGTTCATCGAGAACATTTTGAGTACAGCAATAACAATGGACTGGCCAGTATATCCGCCTGATGCGGACTTACGAAGAAAGGACTAAAAATGCCGAATATCAATGTATGTATCTTGGCAGGCAATCTTACCCGCGATCCTGCATTGTCGTACACACCAAATCAAACCGCCGTTGTGGATTTCGGTTTGGCGATTAACCGAAAATGGAAAGACCAGGGCGGTGCCCAGAGAGAAGAAGTCTGTTTTGTGGATTGTCGAGGATTCGGCAAGACCGCCGAGAACATTAACAAGTATCTGAGCAAGGGCAATCCTATATTGATTCGAGGACGGCTAACTTTCGACCAGTGGGAAGCTCAGGATGGCAAGAAAAACTCTAAGCACCGAATCACGGTCGATGAGTTTCAATTTGTCGGTGGCAGTGACCGGATAGATACGCCGGACGACAAGCCGAAGTCTGGCGACGAAGAACAGTCGTCCAAGAATGTGCGAGATGGCGATGATATACCATTTTAACGTGGACAGGGCCGGGCAAATGATCAACAGCCAAAAGGGTCAAATCCTGGCCCTGTTTTGAAAGGAGTAACCCATGAACAAACACAAAAGACCAAGACGAGTAAGTGATTTTGATATTCCCGGCCGACTTCGGTATAGCGAGAAAAATCCCCGTGGCAAGGGAGCCGAATGGATAGAGTTTGCGGTAACAAAATCCGAAATGGATACTGTCATGCAAGCTATAGGCACGAAGGCAATGGCAACTAAAGGCAAGGAACTCTCCGCAGGGACAATGATTTCAGAGATATGTTTTGAGTGGATGAACCTAACTAAAAAGGAGTAACCCATGAACCGACCGCCTAAACCGACCATCGACCAGCAGATTGAGGAAAAGCATGGAAGCCCTTTAGTTGCAGGTCTTGTTCACGTTAAGTTCGCAAAAGATTTGCGCGACACGGCGAATGATATGCGACTGGACATACAAGGAATTGTACGTGGAAGGCTAAATAGGGCCGCTGCGCATATCGAATCCCTGGCCGCCGATTTGCTCAGGTACGGCGACCATGCAAGCGGTTGCGACATTGATATTCTATTGCCGCGAGACAAACGCAAATGCACCTGCGGTTGGAGTTTGCTCAAGGCGAAACTGGAAGGGCAGAAAGAAGGTGACTAATGGCGACGAAACCATTCAAACTACGCGATTACAAGCAAGTTACAAGCATCAAAGGCGATATGTGCCTAAGACGGCGGAGCGATGGTGTAGTATTTTACGCCCTGACCAGCCTCGGAGATGACGGAGACCCAGAAGCGGTAGGGCCAATTTGTAAACTCGAAATCATCAGTCGCAATACTCGCAAGCGAAGAAAGAAGGTGAATAAATGCGATACGCACAAATAAGCTCAGGCAAGAAACTTCATATCGTTGCTGAAGCTGGTGAAGAATATCGGGGCCAAGTTATCAGAAAAGGATTTCTCTCAAATCCTCTATGTGGCCAGCGTAAACATCCTAACGGCTACCGCATGACAATCAATGTCCCGCTTGCCCATGCCTGTAAAAAATGTGTGAGAATCGCAAACTTACGAGGTGACTGATGCGTTGGCCTATGTGGTTGATTTTGTTCTGGATGCGGTATCCTGAATGGTTCCGCCTGATTTGCTGGTTTATCGGCCATGATTGGTGCGAGCTTCCGAATGACGGTCGATTTCTAAACAACAAGATTTGTGTGCGATGTACAAAAGCGAAACCTTGATAAAGATACTAAAATGCCCCATGACATTCTTATACAAGCCCTAAAGCAAGCATCCGAAGAGATGGGGTTTTATGTTAGTGGAATCGACAATTCAGGAAATACCGAAATGAAAACCAAGTACAAGTACATCGAGTTTATCCAGGATGGTAAAAACTGGCGGTGCGACAACCACAAATACCAACAGGTACTGGGATGGGTAAGTTACTATGCACGCTGGAAGGAATGGGAGTTTATGCCGGAACCAGACACGGGCTATACGATTGTCTGCCTTCGTGACATCACCGACTTCCTGGACCAGTTGAACAAAGAGGGCAAACCGAAATGAAGAAGCCTACATGCCAGCGATGCGGAAAATGTTGCCTGAAGGTGGGCCGTACATTCTGGAAAACGGGTGACTTGTGCCAGCCGGAACCTTCATTTGACGGAATCGCCGAACTGAACACATGGGCCGGTGATGGCGACCATGAAGATAATAACCTGCCCTGTGAAATGTTCGAAATGGAAGATGGTAAGGCTGTCTGCATGATTGAATTCGTTTATAGCTATAAGGCTAAGCCCATCACGTGTCGGAATTATCCCGAACTTACCAAGACATGTATGAAGGAACAACTATGAACCGAGCGAACGGATTATCCTTAGCCCTGATAGTTTCCATCCTGATTTGGCTGGCGATTATTATGACCGTTGTGAGGATTGTGAGGATTGTGAGGATTTGGACATGAGCGACGTTCATATATGCGCACCAAGAGCCGAAAAGGTTTGGCTCAAGCGCGACTACTGCCCGACTTGCGAACGGCAACGATTCTTTTTGAAAGCCCTTTATCCGTGGTACGGCCTCGATGAGACCTGTTTGAAATGTGGAGATCGCTGGCAAGATAAAGAGATGATGGAGCGGCCTTTTTGCCGAGGCTGGCGGAAGGACAGCGTAAGACGAGCCATGAAATTATACCGTAGATACAACCCAGCCCCGGCCGCAGTGCCCCGACGGGCGGGAAGGAGAATCGTGTAATGACACCTAGCGCATCAATAGCAACGTAGGCTGAGGGCTGGCTTTTTTTAAGGAGCAAGGAGCACGGATGGCAAAGAGACAAGAGCATCTTGATTACACGCCTGACTTTCTGGCTTTCTGGCTTTTGTATCCCCAGCAGAATTCTAATGGCCGATGGGTTAAGCCTGGGAAATGGCCTGCGTTTCTGGTTTGGCTGGATATGTCTGATGAGGATAAGAAGCACGCATTTTACTCCGTGAAGTTCTACAGGGAATGTGTCAAGGATGGCCGATTTGTTCAGCACGCTCGTACGTGGTTGCATCCTAACAACCGAGGATACATGGACTGGGACATGCCCGAAGAAAAGGGCCAACACCTGCCCGCTTCGATGACGACCAACGCTCTCAAGTCTATTCCCAAAAAACCTGATTTGAACGATGCCCGCAACAAGGCAATGGCGGGACTAAAGGAGAAGCTATGAACAAGATAGACGAAGCGAAAAAACAGTTAAGAAGTGCCCTGCTATCCGGCGACTGGAATCAGGCCATTGCTCATGTCAAAGTGGCCCTTGCCCTTCTCGAATCCGGGAAGGCCGAGCAGGTAAATTGGGATAGATGCCAATACTGCGGTGCAAGCAGAGTTGTTAGACCCTCTGGCGAATGGCAGTTTACTTGCCATTGTGATGACCCTGAAAAGAGACCGAAGGCCGAGCAACATTTTGTAGGTTGCCATGATGGATTTGAATTTTTACCCGAGGCTGAGCAGCCCGCCGTGGCGGAGCTGCAATGTGGTGAGCCTGTCGAGACGAGGGAATTCATAAAAAGAGTTTATATTTGGGCCGACCAAGTAATGGACGACCCTAAATATCCAGCGAAGAAACTCGCAACAGAAGCCAGCAAATTTCTTGGAAAAGCCTGCAAACTCCTCGACGCCCAGCAGAAGCAAATCGAGAGGCTGAAAGCCGAACAAGAAAAATTCAAACATGACAACGGCGTGCGTATCCAGATATTAAATAACACCCGCGAACGCAATCGAAATCTTCAACATGAAGTGACATTATTAAACACAAAGATTGATCGCCTGACCGCCGAGAACAAGGCCAAAGCCGAGCGGATTGCGAAACTGGAGAGATTTATTCGAGAATCAGAAGGTCATACAAAAGACTGCGGTAGAAATCGAGAAGGATTTGAGGGATGTGACGAGAGCATGTTTAACTGTAATTGTGGTTATGAAAAAGCTAAGGACCAGGCCCTGAAAGGAGAGAAACCATGAAAAAAGATAAGCCTGTTCACATGGTAACAGAGCCGACGCAAAATTTCATCTGTTATCCGAGTTTACGCTGGTACAGGTTATGCAGACCCGACGATTTATGCTGGGTTAGTATACCAATGCCTGACTGGTTGACGAGTGATCCCTCTAAGGCTACGTGCAAGCACTGTCGCCGCATAATCGAGAAAGGCAAGCTATGAACAAAGAAACACATTTTGAGATTATTCCAAGCAAAATAGTAATAAGAAATGGTGAGATAATAGTAAAGCTGGAAGGCTACGTGGCTATGAGAACATCCGCTTGGGAACAATTTTGTGACGAGATGGAGAAATTGAAAAGATACGCAGCAGGTATCGAAGCCGACGGCACAGAACCATACAAAGACATGATTATGGACATTAGGGCCGCATTTGGCAATCGGGCCAACAGTATGAGCATGAGCGACGCGGACTTATTGAAACAGATTTACGAGACACTTGAGGAAAAGCCATGAACGAAGAAGAAAACAAGTTTCGCAAAGGCATTAGTGCCCTGTTTTATCTCGTAGTTTTGATTTTAGGCATTATCGCGGCCTATCAACACGACTGGATTGTTTCTACATTCTGGGCCATTGTTTTTGCCAGCGAGAACATTGCCATCTCGATAGATAAACTAAGGAAGAAGCCATGAGTGAAATTCAATCAGCAGATGATTACGAAGCATGGTACACAACACATTGTCCCTATTGTTCCACCTTAAACTGGCATAACAACGGCAACGAACAGGATATAACAACATTAGATGTGGATTCTGTCAAGTGCTGGCGATGTGGTCTCATTTATTGGTTCGGCCCACCGCCGGAATACATGCCTGAAATACATGGCAAAGAATTACCAGAACCAGAGAATACCGCCGAGGGATTACGAGACCCATGAGGCCGCCCAATTCCAAATTCAACACGGAAGGCAACACCGAGCGGGATTACGAGCGCGATGAGTCAGTCCCACGGGTCTCGCACGTCTGGCGATGTGTGGAATGTCAGCATCAGCATATACAGGACAAGAAGCCCAAAGGCTGTGAATTATGCGGCTATTGGGAATTGGAGATTTATGTATGACAGAGAAAATGGGTTTTGAAAAGAACCGGACCGTCACGTTTGAATGGCATAATAAGTGCCACCTGTACCGCCAGCCGGACGGCATGGGGATTAAGCTCAAGAGCACGCAGGAATTGAAGTGGGCCAAGTATCTCGATTTACTGCTCAAGTCGCATGAGATACTCGGATGGCAATATGAGCCGCGAACATTCGAATTCAACGAACGCTACTGCAAGCGTGGGCAATATACCCCGGACTTTTTTGTTACCAAATGGAACAGCGGAGGAAAATCATGGGTATATATGTGGTTCGAGATTAAGACGAGTCTGCGCCAGAAAGAAATATATCGCTTCAAACAGTTCAGAGCTGACTATCCCGATGAACCGATAACGCTGGTCATGACGAGCGAGCCGAAGAAACGCATCAAACAAATAGAACTTCTGGGCAATGCCCGCAAGTACGTGAACGACGTAATATTCGCCGGGCCTATCTTTCGCAAGTTAGGTTTTTGAGGCCGTATGAAATATATCAGAGGTTTCATCGTGGCCTTGACTGTGTGGGCTTTTTTGTTCGCAGGGTAAATCTTTTTTGAAAGGAGTATTGTTATGGACATGGCAGGAAAAGTAGCAAACGCGCCGTATTATAGCGAACTTATTGTTGAGCTTACGGGCATTTCGGAGGAGATGTCAAAACAAGTTGGTGAATTAGAAAACCGTCTTGGTGCAGTATTGTCTACTAATAGTGCTCCAACATCCTCAACTGAAATCCTGAAAAAAACGCGAGGCTCTGGTTGCGCATTGGATGAAAGGTTGGAATCTCTTGTCGGGCAATTCAGTGTTCGTCGGAACGACTTAGCCATAATTCTTCGTCGGATTCAACTGTGATTTTGAGGACCCCGCCCGGCCCTATGGACGCTTGCCCGCCGTAGGTGGGGAGCCTGCAGTGAGGGGCCGGGCATTTATTGAAAGGACAGCATGAAGATTCCTGAATCAGATTTCATTCGCTTCAAGGAAGAATTCTTGCGATGGCAAGAAAAACTTGGGCTGACACAGTACCGCGTACTTTTTGAGCAAAAGAATATGCCCCATGACTTCGCTCAACTTGACACGAACGAAGTAGGACAGATTGCCGTCGCGTATCTATGCAGTGAAATTGATGACAACGTTCCAGTAGATATTCGAGCTTATGGTGGCCCGGAGTGGCACGGAAAGCATGAAGCGATCCACTTGCTCTCGCATAGACTTGCATGGCTGGCTCAGCAGAGATACGCCACGGAAGATGAAATCAGCCGCGAGTGGGAAGCTCTTGTGCGAAAGCTTGAAAAGGTACTCAAATGAGAAAACACCTATGAATTATCTGCCCGAAAAGAACGACCGATTCAAAGCCAAGCTCATCGGCCATGAGAGTATCTACTTTTTCAGTGGCAACATCTTGATATGCGCAGGCTGGACGAAGCCCTACCAGCACAAAGACCGGCCAAGAATCTACGGCCCCGGTCAGTTCTGCCTTGCCCGAAAGCCGGGCGAGAAAGCATGGGATTACAAGCTCGATAGATCAATTTGGGAATTTGAAAGGATAAACGATGGAGACATTAAACAAGATACAGCCCCAAAAAGCTAAGACGAAAAAAGAGCAGATCGCCGCATGGCGGGAAGGCATACCAGTCCTGTATCGGGGAACCTACGATAAGGCGATGTCTGGGAAGAGCCGGGATAAAGCTATTCGGTCGAAGTGCCAAGACTGCCAATGCTGGCAAACAGCCGAAATACCGAGATGTCAAATTGTTACTTGTCCGCTCTGGCCCTACCGCCCAGGGGCAAAGCGCGCTCAAAAGACCTCTCTGGGGAGCGAGGATTAGGAAAAAGCCCCTTTGCCCGAATAATCATGCCCCAGCATTGCGCAGGAGGCACGATCTCGGTAAGGGCCGATGGTTGATACCTATGAAAATAGCCCCCGTCTTAAAGGCGGAGGCTAAGGGGGAGAGGGTAGAGAGGATGTTAGTATCAGAGGTTATTTCTTGGCTTCCCACGCTCTCTTGGCCGCGTCGATACACTTCTGGATTATCGCAGGGTCGATAGACTCCATACGTCTTTTATTAGAATTCCATTTACTGATTACCCATCCTTGATGATAGCGGCACTCCATTGAAATATTCCACCAGCCAACATAGCGGTATAGTCCCTTCTTCCCGCAGACCGGGCATGGCTCGTAGGTGGTGCTCATTTTCTTTCCTTTCACCTATCCGAAATAATCGGACTCGTTTCACTTTGTAACGGGTTCACTCTGGCTGTTCTTCCTACTAATTTGACATATATTAGTATTCAGTAGTATTCACTGCCCGCGAGGGGTTAGGTTTTCTGTTCTGCGTCGGCGGCTAAAGCGGCCTTAACGCCCTTATTGATTATTTCTTGTAAAGCATCTTCAAATTCTTTGGCCGCAGCTTGGAGTTCTTCAATCTCGGCGGCTCCGGCATAACCCCATGAATAACCATCATAATCGCCCAGTGCTTTATCATGGGCGGTTCTGGCTGCGTACCATCGTATCATAGCTTTATAGAGCTTATCCATCGTTCTACCCTTTCAGTTGGTGACGATTTGTCACCGACTCAATAAAGTCCTGAGTTTACAAGCCTTGCCAACGCCTGAACGTACCCCACCCGGCTATTGTCGCCGGCTCTATTCACGGCTAATCATGTGCCTCACTAATACTCTATCCTCCGAGGGGCAAGGGGTTAGGCTTTCGCTCTTGCGATAAGATTCTCAATCTCTACGAAACAATCCATGCACAATATTCCACCACGTTTGGCAATAGGCACGGCAGCCCACCAGCGATCATTATCCACATGAAACATTTCGGGCCATAACTGGCCACATCGCATACACATATTTGGGAATACAATATAAGGTACACGGCCTTTAAGCTCTAAGAATTTAAGCCATTGCTCTTCCTGTTGCACGGTCAGACCATGTTCGTAGGCCCACGTACCTTCAGAAACATCAATTCCTATTTGTTTGTAGCAACAATCACAACTAATTAGTTGGCCGCCGCAGAATGGGCAACGTTCCATATCACAACCTAAATGGTGAATATTACCTTCTTCAACTTCACAATCGTGGCATGTTTTCATCCTTCTTTCCTTTCACTCTGTAACCGGCTCTATTCGCGGCTAATCATGTGCCTTACTAATACTCTAGCCTCAATCGCCTCGATCTTTGCCTCAGCGTATCTGTAAGCCCGCCACAATTCAGCCCAGTAGCTTGAGCGTGGATGAGCGGCGTCGATACAGTTTCGCAAGTCAACTTGACGTTGCTTCCAATAGGCAAGATTTCGGGTTTCCATTGTGCGAGTGTCCAAAAAAGTGCCGCCTACGGCCAGGGGGACACTCGCGGTGAAGCCCCAGCTTTCGGCGGCGTTTGTCATTCTATCAGATTCTTTGCGAGTGTCCATCATAAAGCCCCGGTTGTGAGTCGGACGCAACCAAACCGGGCGGGGCTGAGAATCAAACCAAGAATACCATATCCGCGTGATTGTTCTCGTAAAGATATTTCCGCAATTTCCGTTTCGAAGACAGAACGATGGGATTTGTTTCTTTCAACATAGCTCTTAACTGACAGTAATCAGCGTAGAGTTGTTTTGCTTTTTGCTGTGCTGTAAAACGTTCCTCTGCGACTTGTATAGTCTCTTTGGGGGTTTGTGGGTATGCCCTGAAAAGTGGTTTGCCCCATTTCTTGTTGCCTGTTTTTCTGGTATAGCCCCACCATCCGCCCATTGAACAAGATATTTTTTTTCGCTCGTATAAACCATTTTCGATTGTAAATATAACAGGTTTCATTTGCGAGTGCCCTTCAAAATAGATTGATAAAGTTTTTCATACAAAGCCCCGCTTAGGCAAGCGGAGTTGGTATTCTCTGATAACTTCGCCCGAGCCGATAGATACTATCTTGCCGCACCCGAGGCAATGCTCATGGGTTTCTTGGATACCGCACGGGCAGTCCGGCCCGGCTTTGTGTATGCCTGCCCTAAGACATTTGGCAAAGTCGGGCAAATGGTTAATAGGTTCTCGGGTTAGTGTTTTCATAAGGCCCGCCGCACCATTGAAGGCCACGGCTGCACCGGGCGGGCTGAGAATCGCAATTTTCATTTTTCTTCTTCCCATGTAATTGTACAACGTTTGACCTTCCCTTGGACCGTATCGGTATTAACTATGTGTTTTTCTGCCTCTCTGCGTGTCCTGTACACGCGCGGAACTGGAGCATATACACCTAAATCTTGATCGCCTGGGAAGCTACTTCCTGCGGGCCAATACGAACTCCATTTTCCTGTATCGCGAGGCTTGATTTTGACAACAATGACCCATCCTGTTGTAAACATATTCCTATTCTCCTTTCTCGGCAGGCTCGGCCAGGGCGATTGCGGCCTCGGCTTGGGCAAAGATGAAATCATCCCTTATAAGGCCGTCTTTATCGGTGTCTTCTATCGCTTGTTTTATCGCCTTGCACGCTTCCAGCAAGGCGTCATGGCTGTTGCAGGCGCGGACGATAAATTCGGCGTTGGCTTTTTGTTCTTGTTGGCGTTGGGTTTGTCCTTTTCCTATTGCTGCAGAGCACATACGGGCAATCCGAATTCCGTTCATCCTGATTTCGGGCGATGAACCTGGATTATAATAGTCATCGCAAATCCACGGTCCTGCTGTGTGTTGTGTTTTCGTTTCCATTTTCATTCTCCAAAAGGCGGGCCGCGCCGTCAGCCGTCCGCTTGGCAGCAGGTGTAGCCTCGGGCGCAGCCCATAAGTTCTGGTGATTTGTTTCGATCTGATTGTGCTGCCAAGCGTTCTTCATTTTTTTATCCTTTATCTTATCGACATTTTACCCCACTCCGCATGAGCCGTCAAGATGGGAATATGTCAAGGAAATTGTAAACATAGGCACAATATAGACTTGCAAGCGATAATAATATTTTAATGTCCAGAAAAGAAACGGGATTGCGCTTGTATTTGTCTGCGTTTGTGATATAATCCCCAGCGAAATGAACGATGGATTAGCAACCTTGCAAGGACGTAACGATAAAATCCCCGTTGGAGCTACTGCTGGGTTTCCGGAGCCGCAGCATCTTCTAACCGGGATTTGCGATATTCCGGCGGGTCCAGGCATAGCAAAAACTGAGTCTGGGCCTTGCCGGTTTTTTTCTGCGCAGACAATAGGTGAGAAAAAGGGATCGTTCGCACGAAGGTACGGCACGCAACAGGTGAAGGGGAAAGGACCAGAGCTGACTCAATCTGGTTGTCGATGCAGCGGCTGAGCAAGAACCGAAAAACGCGATTTTTGCTCCGCTGCTGGAATAAGGCGAACGAATAAAACTTGGGGTTATGATAAACAAACCTTAGCCCTTACCTTAGATAAGTAAATAGGACGTACTGAGCTTTAATAATAAGAGGGACTCAGTAATAACTTTCCCCTCTAAATACTTATGATGTTATAAGTAAAACTTATGATATGATGAAGTCTAAGAAACATCGTCAAGCCTGGTGGAATGGTTTAAGCGGAAATGATCAGACGGCCTATCTTGAGAAGGTACAAGCGAGAAAAGCCGAGAAACGACGCCAAAAGTCGATGAAACTAATGAAGGATCAACATTACGACTGCACAGACTGCATCCACGGCAGAACCAATAGCTGCACGGACAATCTGCCGAACGGTTGCGAATATTACTCAAGCGAGATAACAGGCGAATCAGGCCCAGCCTACAAGAGAACAGCATGACACAATATATCTGTAAAAAGTGCTTTCGGGTTTTCGAGTGCGGTGATGGTAAATGCTGCGGGGAAACGGAGCCATTTGATTTGCAGAAACATGGCCCGACGTTGATTTCATTGTCGAATGCGTGGGTTGCAGTGTCGAAGGAGTGGGAAGGGGATAGATTGTTGGAAGCGGTGCGCGATGAACTAATTAAAGATGGATGCTATAGTGCCGCGATTATTTTCAACGAGTTTATCAAAAGGCTTGAACAGAAGATAGCATGTTTTACTTACCAAGCTGGTCCATCCATAGGCAGGCCGGAAGATATGGTAGAGATGAAAGCTGAGATAACATCTAATTCCGGCCCAGCCTACAGAAAGAGAACATCATAATATGCCAGAACAAGCACGGAAAAGAAGTAAAGCTCCGGATCGCCGTCCAGCACGATTAAGATATTGGCTCGGCAAGCACCTCCAGGCTAATAAAGTCAAACAGCTCATGCGATGGGGTATGACTAAGATGGACGCCATTGATTATTGGCAGCAACACCGTAAAGGCAGGATGAAAACAAGTTTTGAAAAGAAAACAGCATGAATGAACGTATTGCAAAAGTCATTTTTATCATCCTATGGTATGCGGTATGGTTTGGTGGATTTGTGGGTCTTTGTGCGATAATCGCAAAATTATTCCCAAATCTAAGGGTTTTATAAATGAAAGTCTATAAAACAGAACAGCAAGCAGTCGATCATAAAGAGGATCAATGCCAGACGAGAAAGCATATCCGGTGTTAGCCTGTGTTTGTGGCTCAACAGATATTAAGGCAATGAATGACCCATTATTTATGCCTCGGATTGAATGTCAAAAATGTTATCGGTTTACAGTGGGGGATACTGTAGAGCAGGTGATAGAACGATGGAATAAAGGGATCGAAGCGCAACATGCCTCAAGCCGCCAAGACACACAAACAGAATGAGAAGCACCGATTTGATAACAGGCCATCAGCGGCAAGGCGAGGCTATGGTTATTGGTGGAGCAATCCTAAAGGTACGGGCTTACGGGATAGACACCTGAAGAAGTATCCCTTATGCGTTATGTGCAAGGCTCAGGGCAGAGATGAGGCAGCCATTCATGTTGACCATATCATACCACACCGGGGCAATGAAAAATTATTGAAAGACCCGAACAATCTTGAGAGCCTTTGTACGCCGCATCATAATGCAAAATCTGCAAAGGAGAAACATGGAAGATAAATCAATAACTTGGAAACTATTGTGGGAGAAAACTACATTGCGGTCTTGGGTTGCAAGTATTATTACCAGTGCTCTAACATGCCTATTTGGTCTAATCATTTTGCTCGTGATTTCCCCACTTTCTTTTGGACCGAAAAATGATGCTATGGCAATGCTCAAAATATGTTTTTGGGCGATAGGGTTTTTGTGCGCAACGGTTGGAGCTGGCGTAACGGTAATGTGTAGTCTTGAATTTATCTATCACCTAATATGTGGCAACTTTACAAAAGCGATAAAGGATTAAGTATGGCAGAACTAACCCCGAAAGACTTTGATGAACATGAGCAGGTTGCAGTAGCAGATAGTGATTGGGAAAAACGGAATACATTTGGGGCTTATATGCGTTTCATAGAAAAGGGATGTCCAGAGGATGAGCTTAAAGGTGAGAAGGAAATGGCGCAAAATGAAGATGATGAGCCTGAGATGCAGCAGATATTCAGTACGAGAGTAGTTAAGGTCTGCATAGACAGCGAGCAGGACAGGAAGAACATGCTCATGGCTCTGGCGGGTGCAGGGCATAAAGTGTGGGTGGAGTATGATAGTCTGCATTGCAAGTATTGGGTATGCTTTGAGAATGAGGCTGAGAATGGATGAGAAACCAAGAAATTCAAATCTATACATAAAAGGTTTTATATCAGCTTTGGGTGTTGATGATGTCTCGGATAATCAAGTAACTTTTAGCGTGACGTTTGATGGAGCGACAACTCGTATCATAGAGGATATTAAAAAGATTGTCGGCTCTAAAGCGGAATTGATTATTCGTATGGACAGTTATCCAGATAATTTCCCGCAGATGCAACAGACAGACACAAGAACTATGGATGAGAAACTTGAACAACTAAAAGAGAAGTTGCCTAATAGCTATGACTATATCAATCGAGGTATTAGTCCTGAGATGGCCACATGTGAGGATGTAAAGAATATTTTAAGAGCAATTCGAGTGCTTGGCGAAATGGTAATGCGTCTAGCTGAGATTGTAGAAGGCAAACCAGAACGCACAGTAACATCCTATCGTTGTGTGATATGTGGCAAGCAACATCCTACGGCTGATGGTGCTGGTCGATGTTGTGTGGCGACAGAAGATAAGCTCATACAAAGCTATGCAGAATATACCCAGCGAGGTTCAGGCTTAGGAGCTTACGAAGGAACATAATCAGATATGCCTTTTATAACGAACAAAGCCGTAGTGATAATTGATGGTGTTGAATATCCAAACAACGATCTATCTGTAAACGACGATGGGGATCTTTTGACAATAGCATTAGACCGGGCACTCGATCCCTCAAAGTTTTACCGAGTGCATCCCTATAATGGTGTGCTTGATAAAGAAAACGGTGTTCTTGAATATGACTGCACAGCAACACAGACGAACGGTCACATTATGAAATTCAAGTTGCGTTTTCCGAGTGCGAATGTTTGTATAAGACGAAGGGGATAGGGGGAGGAAAAAAGCTGGATAG